AATTGTTTTTAATTGTTTTTAATTGTTTTTAATTGTTTTTAATTGTTTTTAATTGTTTTTAATTGTTTTTAATTGTTTTAAAATTGTTTTAAAATTGAATCTTAATAAATAAAAGTTTTAAAGTAAAACTATCTGAGAGAATGAGAGGTACAATAGAGTCAGAACTCTTTAATTATAAAAGTCTAAGTGACAATTAAATAACTCTTCCCCGTTCAGTTTGAAAACTTTGTTGAATCTTAATAAATAAAAGTTTTAAAGTTTTAAAGTTGAATCTTAATAAATAAAAGTTTTAAAGTAAAACTATCTGAGAGGTACGATAGAGTCAGAACTCTTTAACTATAAAAGTCTAAGTGACAATTAAGTAACTCATCCCCGTTCAGTTTGAAAACTTTGTTGAGTAGATTTAAAATCGGAGATAGTTACTATAATGAAAAGAATAACAACTATACCAGTCAAAGATTTAGATTCTTGTTACTTAGACAGTAAAGGAAACAGGCTAAAGGTTTCAGCTTTTAACAATATCGGACAAAAAGGGAATTTTCTAGCTCCAGATTTTATTGAAATTCTATTAAGAGTAAGAGATAAAGTTGAAGCTAAAGGCGGAAATCTTTATATAGTAGACCTCTTTAGAAGCTGGAAGACGCAAGCTGAAGCTCGGGAAGCTTACAAGTCAGGAAAGAAACCTTTCGTCGCCAGACCTGGACATAGCTTCCATAATTCAGGTAGAGCCGTAGATATTTCTCTGAAAGATTTGAAATTTGCCAATGTAGCAAAGAAAGATTGGTTGAAAGTTTTTTGGGAAATAGCTAAACCTGAAGGGCTTCTACCTATCATAAAAGCTCCGAGCATGAACGCTTCAGAAGCCTGGCATTTTGATGCACCAGGCACAGATTGGTCGCCTGCTTACGAGAAGCTCAGTTACGACGAAGTCGCCAAATGTTGCGTTCTGGATATAGGAGAATGGCACCACCCTGACGACTCAGAAGAAAAAGTTCTAGCAATGTTTATTCAGGCTCAATTAATTCGATTGGGAAACTTTGAGATTGGTAAGGTTGATGGGATCATTGGTAAAAAAAGCTTAGCGGCACTTATCGAATACGAGATAACAGGGTTGGAATTGTCGGTTATAGCAGAAATACTTAAGGGGCTATGAATCCAACTACTATCCCTTAAATAAGCAGATGCTGCTTGACAATCCACTTGTTATCAGGTAGCATTTCTGATCCCACTATTTGCTTTTTTGTTAGTGCTTGGCGTATTAAGCTCTTGAATGGTTATGGGGTTTTCTTGTGTTGGTGAAATTTGTTGAATTTGATATAGGCTTTATAGAGCTTATTGCACTCGGATCCTCTTCGGAGGCTGAGTGTAAGGAAGTAATACATGTACCATCTCCGAGCCTTGTATTAAAACATCAAGAAATGGTGTTTGAGGTCAAAACTGGCCACTTTAAGGGCCGCTATAAAGTAAAATGTTTTTCAACTTACGAAAAGAGAAAAAATATGAAAATTATACCTCCAGACTCAATGGATGACATTCAATTCATAGTAGACGAAGTGAATAAAAAATGGAATTCTGTGATCGCCGCCAACCACACCGGCATTAGTCTTGAGAAAAATTTCGACTTGCTAACTAAAGCGGCGAAGCAACTTGAGCTTTTTTCTTCGACTGCCTTAATGGAAGTCGACGATGAATAAGACAGTTTTTGTTTATGCGGATGACTGGGAAGCGCTTTATATCGACGGAAAATCAGTGGCTCAAGCGAGCACCCTTACGGTCGAAGATGTTGCGGAAGCAATAGTTCGAGCTGGGGAAGTGTCCATATTTAAATATGCTGCTTCTGAACCTGTCGCTGAGTTAGGTCATTACCTGAACTTTTAACGGATGTTGTCTTGGAGGGTTGACAACGGGGCGAAGATAAGGTAATCTTAATGCACACCTCAAGAGAAAGTATTACACATATGAGATATATCACACTTTTGTTATGTTTGGCTGTGGGCTGCGCCCAGCCTTTTGGACCCTCGCATCACGAATACACAACTTCGACAGGTATTGAGGTCCGAGCAAACGGCGCAGCGCCCGCCCAAACAGATTTCGACAGTGCGGTAAGCCGTTCTTCGAAATACGCCCAGGGCTCACTCGATGGATTAATGGTTGTATTTACCTCAGACGGATGGTCGGTTCGAAAACATTGTTATGAACCCGAAGACAAACCTCTTGGTTATGGCGGATGCTATAAGCCGAGCTCAGACTCTGTTTTGGTAGAATATAGAGATTCGTGGGAATTCGTATTGATACATGAGCTGACGCATGTCAGACTTGATAGATACGCCCAAGACCCTGACGCCAATCATTTAGGTAACGTCTGGGAAGAAATCATGAGCAAGGAGTTTTAAAGTGAACGGTAGAGATAGAGGCTGGCGCCGATACAAAAGAAGGATCCGGCAAATCCATCGACAGAAAGTAAAATTCTTAAAATTCGTTAAAGAACTTTCACTAGAAAGCGAGCCGCCTGATGACAAATACTTACGTGAGATCAAGAAATCGAAATACACAGACGAAGAAGTTCTTCTGTCTGTTACTGATGTGCCTTAGTGCTTTATCGGCTTGCTCGCATGTAGCGGTTTTGTCGAACGGTACCAAGCTCAACGAACAACTAGCAAGGTTGCCCGCCTGGCGCTTTGAGTTAGCATTCTCGGTCATCGAAAATTCTTCTCTGATTAAAAATGAGGATTTATTAAGGCTCCGTCGCCGCTTGTATTTTGATGATGTCGAAATTTTAGTGACCGACGAAAGTTTTGAGTGCCCGATGTCGCTAGGTAAGTGCTCAGGTTTTGTTTCTTTTTCTAGAAATAAAAATTTGTGGCAAATTTGGATTAAATATGCTAGTCGCCTCGGTGATACTGCATTCATTCATGAGCTTTTGCACATGGCTTTGCCGAATTCTTTACGTCATGCAGATAGAACTGTCTGGGAGCTGGCATGCCCTCCAACAGATGACACCTGCAAGTCGAAGACGTTAGAATATAAGCTAGAAAAAGAATTATTGCGAAGAGAGCGGGAGTTTGAAGAAAAGTATAAATATTGAAATTTTCCCTTGCTTTATGACTTTATTTAGTTTAATGTATTAAACAATCAGAATGAAAGGCGGCGACGATGAAACCTAACGAGCCAGAAAAAACAATTAACTTGAGCAGTGCTCTAATCGTATTTTTTGTAATGGGGATATTGAGCTTTGGTATGTTTGGAGTTATTGCGTCCGAAATAAAAGATCTACGGATCGGATACGGAACGCAGAAAGAGAAATTAGAGCTTCAGTCACTTGAAATGAGAGACCTGAAGCGAACGACACATGAATTGTCCGAACTGGACCTAGATTTTTTAGCGTTTTCAGAGCAGGTGGAAGTTCAGTCTCGGCTAACTTCAGAAAAGATAACAATAATTGAAGAGTCCTTAAGTCCTGCGAATGTTCGTTGGGCAAAGATTAAAAAAATCCGAACCGCAGTCAAAGAGAGTATCTCGAAATTTCGATATAGAAATAAGTTAGGGTCGGTGGGCGTGACAACGTACGCCAGCGCTGTTGTGGATTACTCTGAAAAATTTGACGTTCCAATTGCGCTCATCCTGTCGATGACTCGGCGTGAATCGGCCTTCAACCCCGGAGCTTATTCGTCAGCCGGGGCAGTAGGACTAATGCAAGTGATGCCTTCCACAGCCCGTGAGATAGCTTCAGATTTGGGTTATCGACACTACAGCTTATATAAAATTCGAGACAACGTGATGTTTGGCGTTTACTATATCATGAAGATGCTTGACGAATTCGAAAAATATAAAGACAAAGTGAGCCTGGCTGTCAAAGCTTACAACTGCGGCCCGACTTACACAAAGAAGGTCATCGCCGGAGAGTATAAAGACTACCCTTCGGAAACTCGTGAGTATGAATTGAAAATCCTAGGAAGTGAGGTTGAAGATGGATTCATCCATTATTATCAAAATCTTGGTCTGTAGTTTGACATTTTCTTCCGGGTGTAAATTAGGCGACGAGCTGAATAAGCTTTGCGGAAACGTTGGTGAAGGATGTTATGCCGTCGAAACCGATTTATTTACTAGTGAAATACCTTCCGGCTACACTCACGCTCAATTATTCGAACTGACAGTGGATGGTTTGGTCGGAAGCTGTGAATTAGGCGTTCCGGAATGTAACGACGACGGAGAAATTGTAGCTTGTAGAAACGCAGTCTACCCAAGTGAAGAAGTGTGTGATAACAAAGATAATAATTGTGATAGTTACACCGACAACGGCGTACCCTTCCTGGCTGTTCCGATGATTGACCTCGGTGGGCCAAACGATGTATGTCTACCTCTAGGTGAATGCGGAAAAAGTTACTCTGTATGTTTGGGCGGCGAATACGTTTGCAATCATGAGCCTAGAGAAGAAGTGTGTGATGGTAAAGATAATGACTGTAACGGAATCTCTGATGAAGGTTTAGATCCGGGACTTTCGTGTTTCAGCGACGAAATATGGAAGTCGATAAACGGTGATTGTAGAACGGGTGTAGTTAGGTGTACTCACGGACAATTCATATGTGAGGGCCAGGTATTGCCACAACCTGAAAGGTGTGACGGCACAGACAATGATTGTAATGGGTTCATCGACGATACCGTCGAGGCCATATACAAGGATGTCGACCTAATGTTTGTAATAGATACTTCGGAATCAATGTGTCCTTACATATCGGCGATAAAAGAAGCGATACATTACTACGCAGATCAATTTGATGAGCTACCTAACTTTCGCTGGGGCCTCATAGACATGACGCCAGCTAGTTCTGAAACCGGAAGTGAAGGCATGGAGGTACTTGTTAATTTTTCAAATCTTAGTGACTTTCAAGAAGCTTTGTTGAGTATGGATTGTGTAGGCTCAGCAAAAGAGCCTAATATTGACGCAATATACAATGTGTGCTCGTACAACATTGACCCGGCTTTAGACTGGAGGATCAATGTCGACAGCGCCGTACTAAGCTTTACGGATGAGGTTCCTCAAACTTTTGCGAACCCCCTGAACAACCAAGCCCTAACAACTGCAGTTTGCCTTGAGTCGGGTATAATCCCTTATCAGTGGTCAGCGCACCCGGCGGGGTTTCAATCGATGGTGGAAGACGCCGCCGGCATGCATTTTGATATATCGACTGATTGGCTCAGCGTGTTTGAAGATTTAGGTCAAATAGCGCTAGGGACCTGCATTCAGAATTAGAACGAAGGACAATTTTAGATTTTATGCCAATATATGAATATAAATGTTTGACTTGCGAAAATGTTTTTGAAGTTATTCGGAAATTTTCCGAGATGGATGATGAATTGCCCTGTTCGGAAGTTGAGTGTCCGATCAAAGGAGCTACGAACGAACCAAAAGAAAAACAAAACAGCCTATCAAACTTTGCATTAAAGGGCTCAGGCTGGTATAAGACAGATTATAAGTGATTAAGAAGAAAGAAGGTTGATTATGGTGTGGATGATTTCTTTTTGTGTAGTTTTTACTTTGTGGGTCTTGACGACGTTCTTGTTGTTTAAGATGTCACGTCAAGTTCGAAACTACGAGTATTTCTACGAAGATACGTTAGAGGATATAGGTTTCGCAAGAAACATTTTTGATGAGTTAGTGAACCACCGGTCATTGCTGAGCGACGACCCTGACATTCAAAGAGTAACGCAAGTACTTGCTGTAACTTTGGATATAATTAATGGATATATAAACTATGACAGAAGTAAGAGAATTAAAAGCGGAAAAACCGCAGAAAGCGAGAAGAAAAAGAAAGAATAACTATTTTGATGAAGCAGAGCCCGGCATCCGAAACTTTCAAAAAGCCGAAACGATTGAAGAGAAAAATCAGATATTTTCCCAGGAAATCCGTCCGGGTTTCCTTAAGCTTATAGAGAATACGTTCTTTGTGCATAAATTCAACACTCAGCTCGACGACGTCGAAGAACTCAAGGCTGACTGTCTATCTTTCCTGTTCGAAACAATCGATAAGTTCAACCCCGACCTTGGATTCAAAGCTTTCTCCTATTTCGGGATGGTTACCAAGAATTGGTTCATTCAAAGGACTAAAAAAAGCAAAAAGAAAAAACAGGAAGAAGTTTGCCTTGATGATACGGTAATCAACTACCTGGAAAAATCAGGGAAAGACGGAGCTATCGTATCTTACGAAGAAGACTTGATCCGAGAAGAGTTTTTGTGCGTCCTGAAGGACGATATCTACTCTTGGCGAGAGAAGTTCGAGAAACCTCAAGAAAAAATAGTACTCGAAGCCATTATTATACTTTTGGAAAATCCTGATTTAATATCGCTCTATAATAAAAAGGGCATATATTTATACATGAGAGAAATCACCGGCCTGACAACTAAACAAGTGGTTGTGAATTTAACTAAATTCCGAAAAAGGTATGATATCTTAAAAAAGCGATATCACGAAGGTATAATTTAAATGGCAGACATAGAAAGAGATGATGTAATAAATCTTTACGATAAAGTCAAGCGACAATTTGAAGAAGATCGAACTTTGGTGAAAGACGTGTTTGATGAACTCCGCGAGTATGTCACCGCCGAACCTGCTAGGTACATGGAGTGCGGCGACACCTTGGGCAAATATGCAGACTTGATGATTAAGCAAACGAGTCAGGTTTTAGACTTTGCTAAGTTGATTAGTAAAGAAGTTGAGTCTACTGGTGATTTAAGCCTTGAAGATTACGACTTCATCGACAACCAGATTACGGATTTAGGGTCCGAAACTGCAGAAGGAGAAAGCGAAGAAACAGAAGAGGTCGAGAGTGGCGATTGAAGACGAAGACACCTCGGACCTAATCTTCCGACACCAAAGTTTACTAGAGAAATATGTGCCACTAGCAGCTCACCTGAACGAAGAATTGGATAAATTTGGAAAATACCGAAAAGAACTCCAGGTTATTACAGTGGAATTGAACACCCGAGGCGTAAGCCCGGAGGACCCAGAGCGACTTAGGACTATAGTAGAACAAGCTCTGAAGGGTAAGAATGCGAAAACCGATACGGCCTAAAGACGCTAGGAATCCAGAGAGGGTCTTATCAAATCTCCTTCGTGACTACGTCGAAGGCCGATTAGGCGGCGACAGAGTTCTGTATAGGGCTTCAATTCTAGAAATTGACTCTATAGGCGGCAATTTAACAGGTCCCGGCACAGATAACCCAAATGACCCTCCCAACCCAAAAGGTAGCATTAAAGCGAGGATAATAACAGACTCGCTAAATATTCACACGCCCGACGAAGACCTCCCGATCTTTTGGCCGATGTTCCCGTTTGACCTGATGCCGATTAAAGAATCTGAGCATGTTTACGTCCTGTTTGAGGACCTAGAACGTGACAACGGTCTTTGGCTGACTCGGATTGCTGAACCTGATGCGGTACACTCGTTAAACCACACACCTGGAACTAAAAGATATACAGAAGACGCCTCAAACGAGCTGTCGGCGACAAGTGCGGAAAAAGCAGTTCAAAATTTGGATATCGATCCTGGTGTTGCGACGGTATCCCCGGATTTTGAAAAAGAAGATGGCATCCCAGAGTTCTTAAGTAGGTCTGGAGACCGAGTACTGAACGGCTCGAATAATACGACGATAATACTGTCAAGAGATAGAGTTGACACTGCTGATTCGGGCGAAACCTCTGAATCCGGAACGATTGATTTGGTAGCCGGGCGAACCTCCGAAGATATCGACTTTGAAGGAGACACGTCAAGAATACTCATCACAATGAACTCAGATGTCGATTCAAATTTTTCCATCGCCGCAGGCGATCCCGCCGGAGCAGCCCCTCACGTAGCAATTAAGAGCGATGAAGTAAGAATAGTAGCTCGCTCCGGCATTAAAATCGTCTCCGAAGCTGGACCTGCCTCCATTACGATTGATGCCGATGGTAAAATTACGATTGAAAACTCTGGAGAGACGGAAATAAAGTCGGAAGGAGATATCTTAGTTGAATCCCAAGGCGACACAACAGTCAAAGCCAACACGGTAATATTAGACGCCACAGCGGTTGAGGTTGGATCACCAGGTGCGAGCCACCCCATCGTCCACGGCGACACGCTAAAAACTTGGCTTGAGACTGTATTGACTATATTGGCGACAGCAACCGTCGATGTTGCAGGGATACCTTCAATAGGGGTCATAAGTCCGGCAATCAAAAGCGCCATCGATCCACAAGTTTCTGCTTTTGATGTTCAAGTTCTATCGACGAAGAATACATCGGACTAACTACTTAATACATAGTGAGTAGTATCAATATCAAATTCCCTCTCAAACGCTCATCTCAAGGAGCTTTTGCAACAAACGATACCACGATAGATGCAGTTTCCGATGATCTAAGGATACTTCTTCTGTCGAATTATGGTGAACGTCCGATTCACTATGACTTTGGCGCAAATCTTCGAAGTTTGGCTTTCGAACAGGGCTCTGGATTAATCGGTAAAGCAGAAAACTTAATAGTTACAGCAATAGAAAAATGGATGCCATTTGTACAGTTGACCGACTTGATCGTTGAAGATGAATCGACAAACGTCACACTGAAACCGAATGAAATAAGTATCCATTTAGAGTTCAAGGTCGGAGAGTTAATTGGAAAATTGCGACAGAGCGTCAGGAATTAAAATGAAACTATGGCAACAGTAACCCAAAAACAACGAGCTATACGATATCTGAACAGAGACTTCGAGTCTTTTAAACGAGACCTCAAAGAACACCTTAAAGTTTATTTCCCGACCACTGTAGCTGACTTCAATGAGTCGTCGGTAGGAATGATGCAGTTAGAGATGGCCGCTTTTATAGGCGACAACCTCTCGTTCTATTTGGATAGACGATTCCAAGAGTCGTTCATCCAGACTGCTAGAAATAGAAAGAACCTATTCAGGCACGCCAAGCAGTTAGGGTACAAAACGTCAGGTAAAGCTTCGGCGACCGGTGTCGTAGATGGATTCATTAAAGTCCCAGCAAAGACAGAGAACGAAAAAATATCTCCAAACATGAGTTACGCAGGCACGATCAAATCCGGAGTAAAAGGAAAAAGTAAAAGCGGGGTGACTTACGAAACGTTAGAGGACGTAGACTTTAGTGAGGTGGACATTTCGGATTCCGCTAATGTAGTCGTAGGCGACAGAGATCCCCAGACGGAATCACCCATCAGTTTTATTTTACGATTTCAAGATATAAAGATCAAAGCCGGCGAAACTAAATCAACAACCGTTTCGGTAGGAAGTTACGAAGCGTTCAAAGCCATCGAACTGCCAGATCAAGATATTTTGGAAATAATTAGTGTAGTCGACGCCGACGGGAATGATTGGACTGAAGTGGATTTTCTAGCTCAGGACACAGTCTTCTCTGGAGTTTCCAACACAGGAGAAGATTCGACTCTCGTACCTTTTTTGGTAAAGCTGATATCTGTTCCTTATAGGTACATTTCTGATTTCGACATAGACACAAGAAAGACAACCGTAACCTTCGGCTCTGGTGATGCTGACTTCTTCGATGGTGAGTTGATCCCAGACCTCGGAGACTTGACTTTGCCTTTAGTTGGTAAAGATACATTTACAGACTTCTTTTTGGATCCTCAGAATTTTTTAAAGACCCGCACCCTCGGCTTGGCTCCCGTGAACGTTGACCTAACTTTTAAGTATAGGGTAGGCGGCGGAGCAAATACTAACGCAGGAACAGGCGAGATTGATTCTGTCGTCAATAGTATTTTTGATATTGGGGACAGTTCCTTGAATGTCGCTACGATCAAAGAGGTAGGCGCTTCTTTTGAAATCTTAAATACGTCACCAGTCCAAGGCGGCCGTGATGATTTAGAAATCGAAGAAATTCGACAGCTCATATCATCGCATCACGCAACACAAAGCCGAATGGTCACAGCTCAAGATTTTGTAGTAAGATCCTTATCTATGCCCGCCCGTTTCGGTTCAGTATTCAGAGCAAGCGCTAAAGCTAGTGCTTTAAACAGGAACGCCGTAGAACTAGTCGTATTGTCACGAGATTCAAATGGATTTGTAACATCGGCACCAGGAAGTCTCAAAGTTAACTTAAAAAACTACCTTTCACGATTTAGAATGTTAACCGACGCTATCGAACTACTCGACGGCGAAGTTGTCAATGTTGGAATTAATTTCTCTGTCTTGACGGCCCCCGAATTCAACAATCAGGAGGTCGTGATTAACTGCATCGACGTTTTGAAGAATTCGTTTCAGACGGAATACCAACAGATAAATCAGCCGATCAACTTAACGAGTATTCATGTTGGACTTAAATCAGTCCCCGGCGTTTTGTCGGTCATTGATATAGAAATACTGAATAAAGTAGGAAGCATCGACGGCCGTAGTTATTCCACGGTAGTTCATAACGTTACTGAAAATACACAAAACGGCATCGTTTATGCTGCTGAAAACAGAATATTTGAAGTGAAATATCCAAATAAGGATATCAAAGGGACTGCTAAATAATGTCTATATATCGAATATACCCATCAGCCGACACCTGGATAACTAACGCCCATCCCGACAAATCTTTGACGATTAGGGCGACAGGAAGTAACCACGGCGCTTCTCCGGCACTCAATGTGTTTGCCAGGAAGGCAGACATAAGCTCAGGTAGCGTAGAACTTGCTCGGTCCTTACTGCTGTTTAATATAACGGAACTATCAGGACTTATTTATGAAGACTCTCGCATTCCGTCATCTAGCGTTTCCTACACGCTTAAGATGTTCGAGCATATTCATGACGACACCGTACCTTCAAGTTTCGATATTAAAGTTCACCCTCTTTCACGAAGCTGGGATGAAGGTGAAGGTGTCGACGATTCGAACCACGAAGATGCAGGCTACGCAAACTGGGTTAAAGCTAGCTCTACAACCGATTGGTCGACAACAGGTTCTGATTTCATAGATTCTGAGTACGGCTCCGGCTCCCAGCATTTTGATAAGTCAACAGGCGACCTGGAGGTTGACGTTTCAGACATTGTTCAAAACTGGCTAACAGGCGCCATTGGCGACTTCGGAGTCGTCGTTAAGATGTCTGCTTCAAATGAAGATAATGGCGAAAATTATTTTAGAAAGTCATTTCATGGTCGTGAAACTCAATTTGTAGATAAGCTTCCGTACATAGAAGCTCGCTGGAACAGCACAGAGAAGGACCACAGAGCTAATTTCGCCTTCGACGTAGACAATAACCTATTTATATATAACGTCGTCAGAGGGGAACTGACAGCTCCAGTGGAGCCCTTAACGGTTGAGGTAAGCGACAACCTTATCGCAACAAGTGCTTCATACACGGCAACTCTAATACCAAATCAAGTAGAAACAGGGATATATTCAGCCTCCTTAGTGATCGACAGCTCAGGGAGCCACAGTTCTAGCTTTTACGATATATGGAAAGATGGAAACTCAAAAGTCTTGATGACGGGAACTTTTAGTCCAGCGTACGCAACAGCATCGTATTTAGATACTTATGACGAGTTTGCCGTCGCTGTTGCAAATCTGAAACCTACGTACAAAGAGGTTGAAGAATCTAGAATTTTTGTGACAACAAGAAAAGAAAATTATCATACACACCACGGTATACTCAGAAGCGCTTCCTTAGACTTCCCGAAAGAGTATATGGAAAAGATGTATTTCAGCATTCTTGACGATACGACAGGTAAAACAATAATTCCTTTTGGTACTGGCTCTCAAAAACACACTCAACTTTCATATGGTAAAGAAGGTAATTATTTTGATTTATGGATGAATTCTTTTACTCCGGGATTCAAGTATCGGATACTATTTCTTATAGAGTTTAATAAGAATGATAAAAAGATCGTAGATGAAAACTTTGTGTTTAAGGTAGTCTAAAGAGTTTCGAATGAATAAAACAAACCTACAGCTAACCTTCGACGAAAATCTAAAGAAGGACGCTAACCTCCCTTCGACCCCTCGCCTTTCATTTGACGACCTAGGCGACTTCATAGAAGAACGAGGAAAGCTTCAGCGGTTGGTCGAGCACGGCACAGATTCAAAGTTGCGTGTTGATTATTCAGACTTTGCGAATCATGTCTTCTTTGATTTCGCTCAGTCTAAGTTTTCTACCGCTCAAGATAAAATATTGAGAGCGTATCCCTTTAACGGAAACTCGGAAGAAAAAGACGCCTTCTTTCTTAGTGCGAGCGATTACGAAGAATATGTCTTCGATACGTGGCCGGGTTATGTAGGGTACATGTCTTTTGACGGGTCAACCAATTATATCACAGCATCAGATTTCGACAATAAGCTTTTAGTACAGACTTCGTCATTGCATGTCTCTGCCTGGATTGACCCGGAGATAACAGACGAAAACATAATCCTTCAAAAAACGTTAAAACACGAAAATAACCTTAGATTTTCAGATAACTTTACATTGATATGGAACCTTACGGGAATTAGCATTTCGGGAAGTTCCGTGGCTACCCCTTCAACCATACCCACTGCAATTAGTGCTAGTACACTAGTAGAGTCGAGTGCAACGTCAGACCACTTAATACGTGTGGGTCACGGTATATTGCTTACTACCCCTCAACAATTTTCTTGTTGGGCGAAAGCCATAAATAGAAAATACCTGAGATTCTCAGATTCTTTAAATCGTCTCAATGTAACATGGAATTTGGAAACTGGCACCGTCGTCAGCGACGATAGCAACGCAACGTCGAAAGCGTCCATTATAGATTATGGCGACGGTTGGTACCGTTGTGTACTGACTTGGAGCTATTTTATTGCTTCGGGTGATATAATGCAGTTGTATGTTTTGGATGATAGTCTTGCGGAAAGCTACGCAGGACAATCGCAGGATTCGATATACTTGATTGGTATGCAAATTTCCAACGCACCAACTTTAGCTGAGGCTCCGTATGTAGCGACCACTGGTTCCGTCGTATCTTTTCGCTTGGGCTATGAATTGTACCTTTCAGGAGCTACCGACCCACATCTAAACTTTAATTATGTTTCTGGCGCAACATCCTTTCAATTAAGCTCGTCTTACTCGCCGTATACCGGAAGTTTTCATAACGTTGCTGCATCGCATGATCGGAATCACGGTTCAATAAATCTATACATTGACGATAATTTAGTTTCGTCAACATCAGCATCATTAAACTCGATAGAAGACATTCCGTACAACTTGGGCATCGGCTCAGGGTCCTTTCAATCGAGTACTCGAACAGCTTCTCTATTCAGCGGATCAATCAACGAAGTTAGAATAATGCATACGGCTAGCGAACTCTTCCATAAGAAGAATTTCTCACGCCCCATCGACGCAGAAGATTATGTTATATTGAATTATAAATTTAACGAAGGCGTCGTAGGCTCGGATTCTATCGACCAACTGGTCATTGATTATTCTCAAAATAGATTACACGGCAAAGCTTACGGTTACGAATCGGGAGTTCGAGTCTCGGGCACTACGATGCTGAATGACCCCGGCGACCCAACCTTATATAGTTTTCATCCATCAGTATTAGCGCACAGTGCGTCCATGATGTTGTCTGCGACACTTTACGATAACAACAACAATAATAATATATTCAACCTTATCCCCCAGAATATCTTGATCGCAGACGAAAACGAAGAAGGCCTACTCTCTTCGTTTTCCCTTGGAATCGCAAGGTTTTTTGATGAAATCAAACTCTACGTTGATCAATTTGAAAATATCAGAACTACGAATTATGCGAAAAAAGACGAAACACCTGACATATTCCTGCCTTTAGTAAAACAATACTTCGGGTGGAAAGTTACAGAGCATTTCAGCGAAGCCAGCCCTTTAGAGTTCTTGCTCGGTGAGAATGTTTTATCCTCAGGGAGTCTGGAAGTCCCTTTGACTGAGGTGCGCAACCAGTTTTGGCGAAGAATATTGAACAATATGCCGTACCTGTTGAAGACCAAAGGCAAGCGTCACAACATCGACGCATTTTTCAATGTCTTGGGGATTAATAAAAACAACGTCAACCTTAAGGAATATGGGTACCTTCCGGGTAATTCGATACAAGATCAACGTATCTCAAAGGAAAAGCCTGTCCCGCTACTAGCGATAGGGACAGGAAGCCTGTCAGCCAGTTACGTCTTGGCGCCAGCAGTTATTACTTCCGGTCTAGATACAGACTTCACTGTAGAAGTAACCACACAATTGCCGTATGCCAGTGCAAGCTTTTCTGGTACGTTGTTGTCTGGTGCTTTATGTCAATTCAATTCAACAACCGATCTTGAAAGTGTAAGATTGTATTGGGTGAGGACCAACCTTGAAGAATCGTTGGGTAAGTTTGTATTAGAATCTGTATCTTCTTCTTTTTCGAGTAGTGACTTGAGCGTGTTTAATGGAAAATTGACGCACGTCTCTGCAGGCAGAGATGCTGGTACTGGATACGCTTTCATAAACGTCCGACAGAATGACGACGGTGATTTTGCCTTGACGAGTTCGGTTACTGGAGGCTCAGCGTTTTCAATTCAAGCTAGAGACTACGATTTTGTAATGGGGGCAAATTCAGGAAGTTTTTTCACGGACGATTTGTTTGCGCAAGGACACTTCGGCGAATATCGAGTTTGGAATAGACAGCTTTCATCCTCAGAGATCGACGATCACGCATTGAATTTTCAGAGCGTCGGCTTGGACGACCCAAGGACAGAAGAAAACTTGTTGCTCGGACATTGGGCTTTAAATGAAAATAAGTTGGCATCAGCGGCAGGGGAAATTTCGGCCGTTGTTGACCTTTCTAGGAAAGGCAAAACAGGCACAGGCCACGACTTCTTAGCGAGCAAGAACGCATACCGTAAGTTCTTGGTTCAATACAACTATTTGAGCCCTTCGATAGATTTAAAGTGGACAGAAAATAAAATTAGGATCAGAAACAAGTCCGAATTAAAACTTAATGATATCGCAACAGATACCAATGAGGTGGCGTTGGAGTTTAGCTTGATTGATTCGCTGAACGAAGATATAGTAAAGATATTCTCGACAATAGAAGAGTTAAATAACTTGGTCGGTCAACCGGTATATAAGTACCGGGAAGAATACTCCGACCTCGAAGGCGTTAGAAGAAAATACTTCGAAAGATTGTCAGACAAACTTAATTTCTCTCAGTTCTTTGGGCTGTTTAAATGGTTTGACAAGAAGCTGAGTGATTCAATAAAACAACTACTGCCAGCAAGAGTGAATTTTATCGGCGGAGAACAGGTCGTAGAGAGCCATTTACTGGAACGACCTCGGTACGCATTCAAATATCCTACGTTCAGGACGCCACAGACGCCTCCTGAAGCAGAATTGAAGATTCATAACGACGTCACGGTAAACGTAGAAGATGGATTGCCCGTGTTTGACTATAGCAACGTAGGAAGAAGAGAGTTGACGTCGGATAAGATGAAGTACCTGGAGTCTCCTCTGCCATTTCAAGGCACGGTAGCTCAATCAGCGCTCGACGAGGCGAGAAAGTCTCAATCTGCCTTGAGGGTCGACCCTCGTTTGACTTCGGGAATTATATCCGGAGAAACAAACCGCAGAATGACGACGACCTTCGGTGATGGATTAAATGTCTTTGACCCTTTGAAAGTAAAGATTTCAGGAGATCAAGTGGATGAAATCAACGAATCCGAAGTGGCGCTTAATTATAAAAACGAGTTCGCTAAAAAAGAAGCTTTCACTCCCGAATCGTCGGCAATTGTTAGGTCTGACCATCGAGACGGCCGAACAATTAGCGTAGCTTATGATTTAACAGGTTCGCAACCAACAAATTTGGTGGCAGTGGAGTAGATAATGGGTATTAGAGATACATCGTACCACGGCTGGGAGGAATTTTATTTAGAAACATCCTCTAACCTAAAAGTCCTCACGCAAGTGATTGTGTATGGTGTCACCACGGTGGACGACGTTTTATATACTTGTGCAGATAGAGCCGTAACAGAGAACGGTATTGCCTCACAAGCAGCCGTTGTTTATCGAACGACCGGCGGAACGACAGAAATAGTAGATAGTTTTAGCACTGAGTTAGAAACGCCTTACCGTGCAGGGTTTTCTCCGAGAACCAAGCCAGCAGGTATAGCTTCGGATTCTAGCGGGTCTATATACGTACTAGCGTCTGCACTGACCGGTACCAACGCCAACGGATACAATACTGGCAGTTGGGTAGTTAGAAAGTCTACGTCGGGAAATAGCGGCACGTTCGAAAATATAGATTATTATAACAACGACCTACAGGCCGACATACCTGCTGCCATATCTGTAGATAACGATGACAATGTCTACATGTTCGGAACGACGAAGCATACTGTCGGCTCCCCCGTCACGGAGTTTTTAGTAAGGTCGTCAACCACCGGACTTAGCGGATCTTTCGTCAATATTGATTCTTTTGACGGCGGCATCTCTACGAAGACCCCCAACGGGATAACTACGGACTCCAGTGGGAGTATTTATGTTTGCGGCAATATTGACGACAGCGGCTCAAAGTTTGTTGTGTATAAATCTTTAACAGGAACAACTGGTTCCTTCGCCCGAGTAGATGAATATACGAAAATTGTGTCGGCTTCACTTTGTTCTGCCCTCGACATCGCCGTGGATTCTCAAGATAGAGTTTATGCATGCGGTTATGAAACTGAAGATATTTACGATGAGGACGATCTTTACTTTGATAATTATACGAAATGGATTATTCGTGGCACGACACATCCGACGGGTTCTTTTGCTACCCTCGACGAAGATTCATTTGGCAACCCTTCCGAATACCCCGCACGCACCACGACCGCAAAAGCTTTAGCTCTGTCCCCGGACAATGCGATATATGTTTGCGGAATAGCGTCAGGTTCGGGAACAGGGCAGTGGGGAGTCAAGCACTCACCCGCAGGAGCGTCAGGCACGTTCAGCTTCGTTGATTACAAGTCGAGCGATACCCAAGTCGCGAGTTCCATACACGTCGCTTCGGACTATTCTGTGTATGTCGTAGGTACCAGCCAATCGACTTTTCCGACGGTAGCGAGGGGTAAACTACGTTCGAATTCAGGCTCAGTTGGCCCTCGCAGCCTCAGCCCCTCGGTAGGTTACGTCAAAACCGAGACGTCAGGGACCTTGACTGAAGGGTATGTATTAAACAACATCAGAGAATTCCCTCACGGCCAAGGCATCTATCAAATGCCAAATCTTGTTTTAGGAACCACTCAAACCGGGACGGTAGGACAAGCATCAGATTCGATAGTACAAGTCAATTACTTCGGATCGATTGTAAAAATTCTATGGCCACAACAGAAGAACTCGGACGAGCTAGTGAAAGGCTACGGCGATTTCGCCCCAGGCCAAAAACCAGGAAAACTCTCAACAGGACTTTCTTTAGGGACTCCGGTTGATGTTACGAAATATGATAAGCTCGCACTATATTGCTACCTAAGAAAAGAGCTTAGCGGAACACTAGATCAAGTTGAAATAGAAGTGCAACGCCGCCCTCTTAAATCAACAGATTTTGTAACGGAACATACTCTAGGGTATGAAGAATCCGGCTCGATGGTTGTAGGAAATGTAAAAAAGCTGCTGTATAAGCACGAAGTCGACTATGGCAATCTTGACGTTAGAAACATTGGGTTCCCGATAGATATCGACCTATTGAACACGAGAGAGATACGGATCGGCGCTCGTCATGCAAATGGACAACTTGAGGACGCAAACAAGAACTTTGTTATTTGGGGTCGACTGATCGACTCCGCTGAAGAAACCTAATTTTTCTTTGAGCCGGGGATACTTAGTATTATGGGCCTACTTAATGCAAAAGAGCGAATCTTCGATGTCGTCTTGACGGACAGGGGTCGTCAACTTCTATCTCAAAATAATTTAGATTTTGAATTTTATGCATTTTCCGATGAAGGTGTAGATTACGAGCAGGCACTGTCTGCTTCTTTAGCGAATTCAAGTTCCTTAGATCACGAGGTATCGAAGAACACTCACGTTGCAGAAGCTGACCAACGGCCACGTAAAGACCTCAAAACCTTTCTCTATTCAATACCCTCAGGCCGGCAAACTTTACCAGAGTTCAAAACTAACCTAGAAGAACGCTCTGCAGCAATAACGTTAAAGCGAAAATTTTATACGGACACGCTTGGGTTGCAAGCTGAAGTCACAAGCACTGTGAAGAAGCCTATTGCCGTAGTAATGAAGGCCGAGATACCTGAAGACTCCCCATCTTCGAATCTGGAGTCGTACGCCTTGTCTCAAAAAATAGCAGAAGCGAATGCAAACCTTGAGTCAGGAAATAATAGCTTGGGACAAGCAATAGCGAAAGGTTGGGTTATAGCTAGCGATACGGAAGCGTTGAACGTTAACACGGGAGAATATCAGAAGATATCGACCTTCGACTCACAACCTGAGTTTACTTTAGAACAGGTGGTTGAAACGTTTTCAGTGGAAGAGGAAGTCGAAGTAGTATCAGGTCTTGACAGGGTATTGTACAATTTTACATTGAAAAGTGCCGAAGGTGAAGTTCCTTCTCGTTCTGGGTTTTTAGTGGAAATCTTTGAAATTGGATCTGACGGTCGTGCAAAAAAAGTCTTTGAAGAAGACGTAGTTGGGATTGACAACCAAAAAGTCCGTTTTGGGTTTGATGACTACTTGTTTTTAGACGCCGACACGAGCACCGCCGAGTTAATTGATCGAAGCGAGCAAATGCGCCGTCGAGAGTTTCGTCAAAGAGAAGTTGTTTTAAGACGGCTGGAAAAAGAGCTTCAGGATAAAATCGAGGCAGGAAACAATTCTTAATGTCTAAAGTTGAAACAGTATCGATCAGTGTGGACATCGAATCTTTAAGAGAGAAGGTTCGAAAAGAAAATGAAGCAAATGGTGTTTCTCCGGCCCGCCTTCCAGTCCGCTCGACTGTATTTAGTTTAGGTAAAGACTTTAGGACTACGACCGAAGCCTCTCCCACTCCGCCCCGGATTAGTAGAGTGGAGATATTGCAGGACGGACTTAAAAATCCATACGTCAACCTTAAATGGCAGATAGCTCGCTCGGAAGTAGACTCGAAAGATGTTTTAGGCTTCAACATATACAAGAGAAAAATTTCACGAGAAAGGTTCCTAGAGAACGCCGACGCACCAGTAACGGTTCGACCGCCCTTCACTCGATTCGCATACGATCAGATCTCAAAGGGTATTCCTCGGAGAGGTCGTTTTAGCCCTGAGAAAAAAGCCCTTACGCAGATAAAGAAGAGCTTGATCCCCTCAAGCATACTTAATTCGAAACTCGATCTAAATCGAGCCACAGCCCAAACCAGGTTTAATTCTTCTCTAGGTCGCCCACAAAACAAATTTTCAAGAACGAAGAGTTTCTTTCCGCCTGTATTCGATTCTGGTGAGCCAAGAAATTCCCAGTCGGAGTTTGAGCAGTTCGTCTTGGGCCGCACGTACCAAAAGGCAGGCTATGTCAGTTATGACCAGTTTCTTGCGACAGAGAAGAAAAAATTTGTCCAAGTAAGAGAACGGGAAATAGTCGAACTTAATTTCAGAGACAGCTCGGTAGTCTACGGCGAAGTGTTTGAATACTACATAGTGAGCGTAACCAAAGACACTAAAATAAGTCCACGTTCAGGTTCGGTGAAAGTCGAAGTGATTGATCGATCACCGATCAGCGCCCCAGTCCAGCTTTTAGTTAAGCAGAATTCAGAAAACGAAGCCGTCTTAACGATATGCATCAACCCAAGAGACAAGATTTATCGAGCAATTATTTATAAAAAATCAGAAGACGAAGTCGAGTTCAGTAAAATAGCTTCAATATTGAATACTGATGATTGTGTAAGTATTGCAGATTCAAACATTACTTATGGAAAATCATATACTTATAGGGTATTTTTAGAGAATATATTTGGAACACTATCGGATCCTCATGAATCAGGAGAGGTAAAATTTACTTCATCAACGCAAAGAGTCACAGCTAAAACTCGTTCAAATACAATGAAGATACCGATATTAGAAGCAGTTCCCGATCAGAACTCTGACGTGATCAAGCTCACTATTTCTTCAAATGACCCCAATGTAGCTTATTACAACATAGACCGTCGAAACTTAACGACGAAAGACAGGAAGTTTACGGTACCTGCAAAAGCCGCAAATTTCGGAGGTCTTGGGTGGGAAACGAATAAAGTGTTTGTTAATCGAGAAAGAGACTTGACGGAACGTACGCTAAAAAGCAATCGTGCAGTATTGAATAAGACTACTACTCCAAAGGAGTCTGTTTTTCTCGACGCTACAGTTACGTCAAACCACATATATCAATATCGAGCCCAAGGATTTGATTTGTTCGGCAACTCGACTTCGTATGCATTAAAAATAATCAGATCTACAGGGAAGAAGGTTGTTAGAGCTCCGGTAAATGTTAAATCTGAGGTTTTGAGGGGTAACCCATTCAGGATGAAACTTTCTTGGGACGACGACAACGCCGCAAAATCCGCTACTGTTGAAGAGGTATTTAAACAGCCAACAACGCAAGCACCGACAGAGCCAAAGCTAGCGTACTTAGTAGAGCGCCGCCGCCAAGACGAAACGCAATATAAACAATTCCCGTTAACTGCTAATACATTCATTATTGATGAGATTTCAACCGCCGACGCAGCAGCTTTTTCTGCAAGGAAGACGGAAGATACGTTCGGACCACTGAGTAATCAAGTTCAATCTACTACATCGGCATTGCAAAGCTCTCGTATTCGCCCCTTCGGCGTCCCGAACTTTCTGAATGAAGGCGAGGTGTATTATTACAGAGTGACAGCTCGTGACGCATTGGCAAACCTAAGCAATGCGACAACAGAATTCAAGGTTGTTATATTAGCGGACTTAGCTCCGCCTAAAGAACTGAAGGTAAAAATTGTAAATTCTAGAGTCTACCCTTTGATAAGTAATCTTTCGTGGTCTTTTGATGAAGCTCTCGCTCGCCCTGATAAGTGGATTATAGAAAGGAAGATTGACGTTCAAGAAGATACGTTTGAAGTGATAGGCCACGCTTATTTCGACGCCCAGTTCGAAGATAAAGATGTGGAAGCTGCGAGGTCGTATATTTATAGGGTCAGGGCAGTTGATGCAATCAATCGAGAGACGTCATTTACCGAAGCGAGGTTAACAACGTAGAATGGGTTTAGTTTCACTAGGGATAAGCAACTCGCTAGCTCCGATTATGGAATCTGCAAGCGAAAAACAGCAGGCAGAAGATGTAGTCGCCAATCCGTACACGCCCGAGCAGGAAAGTACAGGCCTCACTTCTGAAGAACAGAAGAAGCTCGAAACTCTAAAAATTCGTCTCGCTTCGGTAAATCAAAAAATAAACGAAGCGTCTTCGTTTCAGTCAGCTTCTTTCTTTGCTGAATCCTTAAATGAGCTAATTAAAGAGCGTGAATCTATCCTGAAAGGCATCGCCCGATATGAAGCGATCTCAGACAAGACAAAAAAGAAAATAAAGATAGCGGCTAGGGAGGCTGCCTCACAAAAAGACTTAGAGTCAAAAGCCCTGGTGGACCCGGCAACCTTGTTGGACTTAAACAACCTTGCGTTCGTTGAAAACTATGAGATTCCTTCATTCGAAAGAGATGCCAAAAACTTCATCGCAGGGGAGCCTCAGATACTCTTTAATGCAGAGTACATTGTAAACGGCGTTTTCGCAGGCAACCTTTTGTGTTTTGAGCAGTATCGCAATGCAACACATTACGAAGTTTGGAAAAAGAACTTATTTAAATCAGAAGCAAAATTCGAACGTGTGTTTTTTCTGGATAAAGTTTCGTTCGCTGAAGAATCAAAGTCGTTCCGGCCGTATGTGGAAAACTCCCTTTCGATGAAGGATTTAGCGTTTGACAGCGTATTTTTCTTTTTGGATACGTCAATAAAACAAGATCGGATATATCAATATCAAGTTAGGTCTGCAAGAGTCCCTAACTCGCCGGAAGAGGTTGACTACGACTTGATACTAGAGTCAAAGAACCTTTTAAACCTCTCGAATATAGATTCGTCTTCAAGTGCGACACTATTCGATTATGCATCTACGACACTAGGTTCCGCCGACTTGGCTTGGGTGCTGGCGTTACTTAACGAAGAACTTTCATTTTTCGGCAAGACTCCTTCAACGGATTCTTTACTGTCGATGTATGGAGTCTCCAGAGTGGAAGTTCAAAATTTAAGACTCGGCGTTCCAAAAAATATCAATGACATCTTGTGCATTTTTCAAGAGTCTCAATCGATGTTTGGAACTTCGGATTCCTTTAGTTATCTACTAAAAATTTTGGGAGGCCTACCTCAAGAATTTTTATCAGCAGCCTTAAATGCTATTGATTATAACGCTAGCGAGATGTCTTTTAGTAAGTTCAAGGAAGAGGTAAAGAAAGTGGTCCCGGCATTTACGTTGCTGACTGAAGTAGTGGAATCCGCAGACGAGAAAGGATTAAGAAGCCTGTCAAAAATGAGCATTACGCTACCGAGTAACGAAGGTTCGGTAAGTTTTACGACACTCGCCGGAATGACAAATGTGTTGAAGGTCATGAACGCAATTTTATTGTCGACGTCACACGCTCAAGATAGCTACGCTAAACTGAAAGCCATACGAGAAGAAATCGAAGAAAGGCGTTCCCGTGAAGACGGCTTAGAAGAAGCGATGAAAGCCTTGCGAGGAGGCTCAGCTAGTCAAACTGAAGGGGACGACGATGCAACGCCTGTACTTTACAATGTCGCATTGGGCCAGGCAGAGCCGCAAAACGTCTCCAGTATCAAAGCAGCCGCCCCGCTTCCGGGAAAAGACATCAAACTAAATAGTGGAACATCTTTTACGATATTCGGAATAAAGAGGCGATAAATGGCGATGATTAAATTTAAAAGTAAATTCTCGAATAAGAAACCTGCCCGACAAGCAGAGAAAACAGAAAGCTCTTCTCAGACGTGGGGCCAGTTAGTACAGCCTTTAGCTGCAGCACCGCAAAATCTTAATAAATCAACGACCACAGCAGTTCGTGAAGGCGCCATACCGGAAGGCCTCGGAATCGTAGGATCAGCACCAACTTTCGTCCGCCCAGACATTGTCTCGGTATCTCCGCAAGATACGGTAGTGAAGATCATAAGAAACGGCCAGGATGTCCAGACTGCATTAGACAGTTTTGGGTCAATCTCTTCGTTGTCATGTAAAGCAATTTCAAATATAGCCGTCATAGCCGCCTCAGCGAACGGACAAGCAACAGCAGTTATAAGTCCGGATACACCCAACGGCTCTCAGAACGTAAATTTTGCTTCTCAAGTATTATCAACGTTGATAACTTCCGTACCAAACGTTACGGAATATGCTTTGGTTGCGGGAAGCACGTCGAAGACCAAGGAAGAACGGCGAATAGCGCTGAAGGAGTCTCAGAAGGTAGACTTGACGATTACGATGAAATCTCGTTATTCGGAACCGCTTGAGTTTAACAATCTGAAAATTCCAAAGATGGAAGCGGATTTCGTTTACAACTACTTCATTGAGGGGGAAGGTGATGTTTTAGCTCAAGAAGATCAGTCGAGAGACCCACTAGTGCAACGCCGCCCGTACGATGTCCCGAGGTACGTGAACTTGAACTGGAACTCGGTAAGCGAAACTGAGCCGCTAAAGGAATCCGCTCCCCCCTCTGTCCGCCGTCAAAGGTCATTGGAACTATATTCAACACCCCGAGGCATGTCCGGACTTAACTCTTCAAACTTTAGAAATTCGTCAGAAAAAAACAAGAAGAATATTTCGCCTGTAGTCCGTGACGGCCTCACTCAAGAGATTGTGGACATCCACAACATAGAAAAAGGATTCGCAGCTATCGCAAACGATGACATGTTTCCCAGTACGGTAGTAGCGACATTTAATATTTCAAATAAGCTCGCCACCTTAATCCCTGTTTTATCCGTAGTGAAGAAATAATGAAAACAATAAGCAATAAGATGGTGCAAAATGCAAAAGTTTGGTTTTCCAACCGAGGCTTAAAAAAAGCATTTCCGACCGTTAGGAGTTTGTCACCGACAGTGCCAAACAAAGAGTCTATTGTAGATATATCAGAGCTTTTAAGTAAACTAAAAGTATCGCCGTCAAAACCGGAATCGTTCGTCTCTCAACCGCAACTTGTCGGAATTGACTACGCAGGTTACATCCTAGAGAAAGAGCGCCTCGATAAGCAGTCTGGGGAATGGGTTCGAATAGATGAGTACCGTATCATCGGCTCAGCAACGGGAGGATTTAAAGATTCTCGTGTCGCTTACGGCAACCTTTATCGGTACCGCATCAGGTCTGTCGTAAAGGTAACGTTGAAGACGTCCCGCCCAAGTTACGAAAACCAAGAAGCTGCCCAAGACGTTCGCAAGGTCCAAGAAGACCTGATAAAGCAAGAAATCAAAGCAAAAGAAGTGATACTAGCAAATATCGATAGAATCACGAACGGCAAGCTCACAGCTAAGACTTCGAAGGGAGAGAAAAAAGAAACCTTTTCTATACTATCGAGTATGAAAATTGAGAATTCTCCAAGTAAGACGGAGGTCGTTAAATTTTCTAGCTCCAACGCCGCCATGAAGTTTAAGAACCTCTCGACCATTAAAAACGCCAAGGTTTCAAACATGGAAATCTTGGACGGGTCTATCTCAAGAGAAGGCTTGCAAAAAGTCATTAATGATAAGCTTAAGAATTTTCGACAGACCATAGAAAGCTACGTTTCTTTTTACTATAAGAGTGAAGCGTCACCGATGTGGAAATATGTTTCGATTGATGAAAGGATACCGCCGCCCCCGCCATCATCGATTAAAATTTACCCCGCATCTCCAGAGAACGCTATACATTTGACATGGCTTAAGCCGGCAAATGGTCAAAGAGACATTGATTCATTCAAATTGTATCGCCGAACTGCGCTAGGTAAGGAATGGTCGCTGTTAGGCAAGTTCTCTCCGATCCAGAACCTGTATAAAGATACAGACGTCAAGACCTCGGAGAGATATATATACGCTATAACTTGTTTGGATGTCCACGGATTGGAGTCTGTGTTGTCAGCCCAGATAGAAGCACGCCTCAACCCTAACTTTAAGTTTGAAAAACAAGAGAAGCCTTTAAGATGGGTGTCAGGCTCTGGAGCCAAGCCTAAAGAGCTTTTCGCTGTTTATAAAAAATTTATTGATCCAGAAATTCCTATTGTAGTTCAAGGCAATATAGCCCTCGGCCCAATTCAGGAATTTTCCGAAATTGAGAGGAAGATCATGGTTCGAGTTAAAAGCCTAGACACTCACGAAGAGAAAGAAATCGTAATGACTCTAAAAAATGAGAATATAGGACCTGAAGAGAGTGGTTTGTAGGAAATAATGTACTGTATTGGACTACTTAATAACGTAGGGCAATTTAAAATTTAAGGATACTGATTTTTATGGGAATGCTAGACAACTCCGGAGATATTCTGATCGACGCCGTTTTGACGGACGTCGGAAGAGAATTTTTAGCTCGTAATGACGGGAGCTTTGAAGTTGTTCGCTTTGCTCTTGGCGACGACGAGATCGACTATACTCTATTCAACCCAAATACAGGCTCGTTGCAGCAAGATACAAACGTCCTGAATACCCCTATTTTCGAAGCCAACATTAACGAAAAGGTGGCATTAAAAAATCAACTATTATCAATATCGAACCCCGACCTAAACTTCCTGCCTACGTTGAATGCTAGTGTCGTCGCACTATCACTAGGGGAACAGAATGATGCGCAAGTCGGAAAAAGCCTTGAATTCAGCCAAGGAACACTATCGGGCCGAACAGTCCCTTCCGAAATCGTCGACGGGTCGTTTCTAGTCCAGGTAAACAACGACTTACTTTTCATTGAGAAGCAGACCCCTACAAATATTTCCCCGAACAACACGGCTCAATATATTGTACCGAGAAGCGCCATCGGCGCAAACCAAGGCTCGCAAACTGGATTTAGTGTAGCCGTGCAAGCCCTATCCGACGACGTTTGGGCTGTTTTCGGTAGCGGTACCACAGGGTCTCGAACAATTACGACGAAGGTGAAAGCCCAAGGGGCGCTCTCGGGCCTCTCGGCAGAGATTACGGTTACTATTAACGAAGAGTTTGTGCGAAGTGCGTAGCTTAGATTCTAAGCATACTGCAAACCGTAAAACTAAAAACGGAGGTCAAGCTTGCTAATAACTGCTTGATTTTATAAAATTTCATTTAAAGAACTTGACCAAAGCCAGGACGTACAAACGCAACTCTCCGTTGTGAATGAAGTGATACCGCTCAGCGGAGCTTTCTTCTCCGGCGTCTTAGGTGACAGTTATACCAAGACATATCAGAACATCACGTCAGGCTCAGCGCTTTCTGGTGGGTTTTACCAAACGGTTTATGATGGATCTCCAACCTCGATTTCATCGTCCGCTCTTATTGATCTGTCTTACGGCCATAGTTCAGCGTCACTGCAAGCCGCCTATTCTGAAACTTTCTTGAATAACGAAAAACAGCGAACTTACAAAGAGATGGCGCAACTCCTTTTGGGAAATAAAGATTCAAGATTTTCATTCGGAGGAACAACCTACAACGAAGTTTTCTTTATGCTGTTTAAGCGCAGGATATTCAAGGACGAGGTAAAGAAGGGCAATACGACAATCAGTTTCCAGTTGACTGCATCCGACTCGATAAACACACTGACGTTGACGGACGCCGGAGCTTCTTCAACTTACGTTGAGAGTTCAGCCGGCGACGAAGCGTCATTATTTTCGGGCAGCGCAGCTATTGGGAAAGTCTATTATAATGCAGGCGTTGTTGCTTTGGCTTCCGGCGCACTTGTACCTGAAGGCATCGCCCTGAAACCGTTCTGGTCAGGTTCGTCTGACCTAGAACAAGTAGCGATCAGCGGCAACCTCGACAACATGATTTACGGTTTACGTCAAAGAATGACGGATGTCCAATTTCACAACCAGACGAATCTTCATTCAACGCTTTACTTTTGCCGAGCCCTAAACTCAGACTTCAATTATTCAACGAACCCAACCTTTGTGGACACTTCAGGAAGAATCGTCGTAACCTCAGGAACCGACAGTCAAACGAGAGTGTATCCGACAACAGTTGGACTATATGACGTTAATGACAATCTCTTGGCTGTAGCAAAGACTTCAGAGCCGATTAAGAAGTCTCCCGATTCAGAGGTAATTTTCCGAATCAAGTTATCTTACTAATTTTCTGTATTTTTAGCGTTTTCCTGTTATATATTAACTACTTATGCGGTAAATCAGTAAAGGTATCTATGTCAAAGTGAGTTACTTTAGGTTCAAAGACGAAGACATCATTAACACTAGGATTGTAGCACACCCGCAATTCAACGTATCCCTTCGAGGGGGCCAGCTTACTGGCAGCGTTGAGCTAGAAAAAAGATATTTAGATCCCGGATTGTATAATCGTCTGCACCAAGGATTTTCAGCAAAACTCGGCGGGTTACAAGAGAAAGAAGGCCCTTTCACGGCTTCCGTTGATATAATAGATGCGGTGTCCGGCGGCACCAACAAACAACTTTTCAATTCAATAGAACAACTCTATAACTTTTACGCCTTCGAGAACTCAGATTACACATCTGAGTTTACCGGCTCCGCAACAACCGACTTCCGAGTCATCACGATTCCTGAGATTTATTACGACCGAAAGATATTAAGTGGAACTTTTACTGCCAGCGACACAAACAACGCCGGCGATAATCGCAATCTTTATGACGACGGCCGAGGCGGTATTTACAGTGGGTCTCTCACAGGCACACTGGTAGGTAACATCTTCTACAATGAAGGATTGGTAGTACTGAAAGGCCAAGGCTTGAACAAGGCCTCAGGAGGCTCCTATAGCGTCTACGGCGATTCGACAGATAACCATAAATGGACGGTCAATTTCAAAGGTCATCATACAATTCCGGTAAAGATATTTAGGTGCCGAGCACCAGCCGGCACACTTAACGCAAGCACGAACGAATCCTTTTACACGATCCCGACAGAGAGTACTGAACAATTCAAAAATCAACGAGTAAAAATACTAAGTCAGTCGGTCACTTACGTAACTGCCGTAGGCATATACAATGACCGCTATGAACTAGTAGGTATGGCGAAATTGGCGCAACCCATCAAAAAGCCAGAAGAGACCGACATTCAATTTCGCATCCGCTTAGATTTTTGAAATGATACTTGGGTTAGACGTCTCGACGAATTATATAGGCTGGTGTATAATCGGAAAATCTGGTAAGGTCGTCGATATTGGACATTGGGACCTTCACCTGGTAAAAATCAAAGAGCTAAAATATCGAAAGATCCAAACCTTATTCTCGGATATGGTTGAAGACTACCCAGAAATATCTAAGATCTTCGTAGAAGCTCCGTTAGGCGCTTCGAATAATCAATTCGTTTGCAATATCTTACAGAGATGGAACGGTATGGTTTGTGCCATGCTCTTTGAACGCTCTGTCATTTGGCCTGAGTTGATAAAAGAAACAGCCGCTCGTAAGCACGCCAACATTAAAGTGCCGAAAGGAGTCAAAGGCAAAGAAAAGAAGAAATTTGTATTGCAATTTGTTCAGTCTTTGAATATTATAGACTCGACTGTGTGGAAGCTTAAACGAACAGGGACTCCTGCTGATTTTAACTTTGACATGGCGGATAGTTACCTAATTGCACAAGCGGGGTATGATGGAGTATGACGCTAAACTTGCTTTCTTACAAAGGATTTTAGGTCGAGCTAGGTTTAGCTCAAATACGAAAGAGGCTGAATTCTTCTCTCCTTTCTGTCATCATCACAAACCAAAACTTTCAATTAACCTTAGTACAGACAACTGGCGTTGTTGGATATCGGGTAAGAACGGAAAGCGATTACTGTTTGTGTTAAAGAGTGCTCAAGCATCAAGTGAAGACTTACGTGAGTACTTGCAAAAATATAAAGCTGAATCTGTCAAAATAACGAAAACTGATGACTTTGAAGAGTTTTTTAGGCCCAAATTACCCGACGGCTTTGTATCTTTATCCTGCACCAACGCCGCAAGTGTCCGCCGAGCTGCAACTTACCTGAAAAAGCGTGGCATTTCTGACTTAGATGTCTTACGTCACAAGATAGGAACTGTAACCGGCGGAGATTTCAGTGCGAGGATCGTATTTCCTTCATTTAATAAGGCCGGATACCTCAATCTATTTACAGCTAGAAGCTATGACGGGCACTACTTGATGCCGAAAGTCCCTGTGGGATACAGAAATAAAATCGTAATTAACGAGATGAATATTAACTGGAAGAAGCCCGTTGTTCTTACTGAAGGTTACGTTGATATGCTCAAGTCAATACGTAACACAATTCCTTTGTTTGGAAGTTCCTTGGTCGACGACTCCCTTTTGATGGAGAAGATTGTTGAGAATAACACCGAGATCCATCTTGCTCTCGACGCAGACGCAAAAATAAAGTCTGGCTTTATGGCAAAGAAGCTGGCAGGGTACGACATCTCAGTTTATCAAGTCCCACTCGGGGACAGGTCAGACGTGGGAGAGATGACGAAACCGGAATTCATAGATCGATACAAGGAATCCGTACTGTGGACTCCTGAGCAATTATTTAAAGAGAGGTTGAAACTACTATGTTAAAAGTCGCCCATCTGTCAGATATCCAGATTAAGAATTTTAGTCGCCACCAAGAATACAGAGATTCATTCGAGCTTTTGTATGCGTCGCTTAAAGAGCAAAACCCAGATATTATTGTTATTGCTGGCGATATTGCCCATTCGAAAACAAAAATCTCGCCCGAGTTCGTTCAAATTTGTTCGGAGCTTTTCTTCAACTTGGCAGAAATTGCACAACTTCACATTGCTCCTGGGAATCACGATTGCTTTACAGCTGACCATGAAGTGCTCACAACAGCAGGTTGGGTCCGTCTTGATGATATGTGTAGTCGTCCTGATTTGTGTAAAGTTGCGACATTTAATTCAAACACTAAGAAAATTGAATTTCAAACGCCTTCCGGCAAGATCGTGAAAAAGTATCGTGGGAATCTGTTATCTTTGCAAGGTAAGGACATTGATGCATTGGTGACTCCAACGCACAATTTCCTCTATACCTTTGGCGCCTATAAAAATGAAAACTTTTTGAAAAAAAAGGCTTTCGAACTCCCGCTCAACGCAAGCATTCCTATCAATGGAATTCTTCCGTGTTATGAAAACGACTTGTTTGCAAACTTATTAGGGTTTAGCTTTGCTGACGCCACGTTTGTTCTAAAAAACCATAAAACAGGCACCGCCCGAATTCAATTTCACCTTAAGAAAGAACGTAAAATTCTTTATTTAAGTAATATATTGAAAAGCTTAGATTACAAATTTAACATCCGAACAACTAAGGCTGGCACTTCAGTAATTTGCATTTACGGCGCCCTTGCTAAAAGAGTGTATTCTTTCTTCGGCGGCTTGCGAAAAATACCTGACAACATATATGAACATGAGGCTGACTTTTTACGTTCCTTCCTCGATGGATATCTTAACGGAGACGGATCAAAAAGAAAAGGTAAAGAGAACTTCTGGTCATTTACCAATATAGACGAAGATAATATCGATAAATTAGTGACAATATGCAGGCTCGTTGGAGCGTCGTCGCACAAAAGTTCTGCTGAAGTTTATGGAAATTACGAAAATTCAAAACGACAATTCTCTGGAAATTGCAACTTCCACGAAGATAAGCTTGCTTGCACATCGGCGCCTCTACGGGAAGACGTTAGTTTCGACGGTTTGGTGTACTGTCTTTCTGTAGGTAATGAAAATTTATTAATAAGACGTAATAATAAGATCTATGTTAGCGGTAATTGTAACCTCCAAAACCTGTCTCGTCTCGACGCTTTGACTCCGATCGTGGATTCGCTTAAACACCCTAATATAATCTACTATTTAGAATCAGGAGTTTTTTCTTACGACAAATTCGATATCGTTAATTTCTCGTGTATCAACGAAGGGGTAAACTGGCCTCAAAAATGCCAGCCCGTTAGCGGCAATCCGTCTATCGGAATTTTCCACGGAATGGTTAAGGGCGCAGTCTTGCAAAACGGCCAAATCGTGGAGGACTGTCCCTACACACTAGACGAGTTTCTTGACGTTGTGGATTATCTTTTGATGGGCGACATACACAGGATGCAAGTTTTGGGTCATGAATACCGTGCGGCTTACTGCGGCTCGTTCCCCCAGCAAAACTTCGGAGAACAAACTAAAAAAGGTTATCTGATGTGGCACATTGATGACTCTAAAAAGCACGAAGTTGATTTTATCGAACTCGAAAATGTATGTCCGTTCTACACAATCAAAATTCCGGATAGTCTTGAATTGGACAAATCCATGGAGTTGAAGAAAAATTCCCGTATCAGAATACTGAGCCGCCAACTCACCGTCTTCGAGAAAGAAATTTTAAGAAACTCTGTCAAAAAGGCGTTTGATCCCATCGAACTGCATTTCAAAGACGATGCAAATGCTCACCGCCAAGAAGCTTTAGTAGATGACAAAACTACGATTGAAGACCTTCGAGACACTGCGGTACAAAGTCGTTTGATGCGAAACTTTTTGAAAGAATATGATCTCCCAGAAAAGCTTCTGACGTCGATCGAGAGGTACAACAACAAACTTAACACAAGCATCAGTAAACAAGAAATGCTGCACCGAAACGTTCAATATAAAATATTGGATATGAATTGGGACAATTTATTTAGCTACGGCGAAAACAACACCTTTGACTTCAACGCTCTCAGAGGCTCCGTTGGCATATTCGGAAAGAACCGAACAGGAAAAAGCTCTCTAGCTGTAGAGATTCTACTGTATGTGTTGTTTAATACGAATTCAAAGGGCGTAGTAAAAAACGACTACCTCATCAACAGAAACAAAGATCAGTGTTCAGGTACCGTAAGAATTCAAGTCGGCGACCTAATCTACAAGATAACAAGAAAAACGATTTTGACAATTAAGTCAGGGAAGAAATCTGACAATCCGGTATACCAGGGTAAAACTTCGCTAGATTTTACAGTCACGTACCCAAGCGGCGAAGTGGAAGACCTTAACGGCGAAGAGAGAGGGGTAACAGACAATTCTATTCGAAAGATTTTTGGTTCGGTGGAAGATTTTATTGCGACCTCGGTCGCCCCTCAGGGCCAACTTCTCAATTTTCTGGAGAAAGGGTCGACTGAAAGGTTGAAACTTATCGGCCGATATTTTGATTTGGATGCATTCGACCAAAAGCACAAGATAGCGAAAGCGGAGTTGAAAGAAATGAAATCAGCATTCTTACTGCTGGAGCAAAAGGACTTCGATGCCCAAGTGGAAGAATTGAAAGTTGAAGAAGCCGCCACAGACCGTGAGTCCACGTTGCTAGAGAAGAAGGTGAAGGAGTTAGAGCTAGAAAGGAATTTGATTAACGACAAAATTGAAGAATTGAGTTCGAACATTTCTAACGTCATATTACCTAAGTTAGATCCCGTGAAGCGTGCGACGTCTATTAAAGAAGGTAAAGCTTATTTCGTAAATAAGAAGAATGAACGTAACGTAGCAAAATCAGAACTCGACAATTCGCTTAAGGATTTAGGGGTTGAGGTGTATCAAGAATCGCTGTACGAAGCAGTGCGGAAAGAATTTCGGGAGGTTGAGTCTGAACTTGGCCGACTTAATATACAGGCCATCAAGAAAGACCTCACCACTTTTGACAAGTACGATTGTGTCAAGAACGATGATTGTTGTATGTTAGATGCGCTCAACTCAAAGAAGAGCGAGTTAGCCCTTGCGCAAAATCAGTGGAACTTACTTGGTCCTAAACTTCAGGAACTAAAAAATGAAAAAGTTAAGTTGCTGGAAGCTAGGAATGCGACCGTGCGACTCGAAGAACTTGACGAAAGCGTAGACGAAGCTCTCTGCCAGATCAGAGCCTACGAAAAAGATCTGAAAGAATACAATGAAGCGATAAGCCAGTTAAGTAAAAATGCCGACGTCCGTAATGAAGTGGCGTCGCTGAAGCAGTCGAGAGTAAAGAAGGAAACAGACCTCTTATCTGAGCGTAAAGACCTCTCCCGCTTGACTATGGCCTTGGGCTCATATTCAGAAAAAATTGATAGACTAAATAAAGACAAGAAGAAATATTATGATTTGAAATTCCGGTACGAGACGTTAGAGTACTATCTCAAGACAGTGTCAAAAACAGGTCTGCCGCAGATGATCGTGGGAAACAATCTAGAAATTATTAATGCAGAAATTTCTAAGATTCTAGAAACGAAAGCAGGGTTCGATATTTGGCTGGAAGCGTCAGGTCGGGAAATCAACGTGATGTTCCAAGAAGGAAATGAAAAGCCCGGCATAGTAGAGCTATGTTCAGGTGTAGAAAAAGCGATTGCCGCCATCGTGGTCCGTGCAGCGCTTCTTGGTGTCACTACGTTGCCAAAATCAAGCATATTAGTACTAGATGAAGCGTTCGCATCCTCAGATGCTGAATATTCTGAAGTTATGAGAGAAATTTTAGAGCATTTAAAGACGTTATTTAGTTCGGTCATCATAATTACTCATGATGACATATTCAAAGATTATGTTGATCACATGGTGAATGTTGAGCGTGACCCAGAGGGGTTCTCTAGAATCGTATAAGAATGTCAAAGAACCAAGGTATTTTGAATTTAGACTTCGAGGAACTTTGGAATTCTTGGGCTGTTGATAAGGACGACGAAGACTATGATACTCCAGAAGAGCCTCATCGTCCATTAGTACAACTGAAGCCTGCGGTTATTAAGTGCGAGTGCGGTTCCGAAAAAACGTTTGGAAAAAACTCTCCGCATTCAAGTTGGTGTGCAAAAGCCAAGGAAAACGAAAAATGAAACTCAAAGACGTACTCTTAATAGAAGGCGATGTAACGGTGCCGGGGATCGGAACGATTTCGTCAGAAATGTTGACTGCCCAAATTCAAGGACAGTTGCAAGATTTACTGGTTCGTGCTCAAGAAGGCAATTTCAGAAGTATTACGAAAACACAATTTGATAATTTAGCGTTATATTGGGATGCAGCGTCTAAGAGTTCAGGAGGAGGATTTTGATATGCGATGGGTAAAAAATACAAAAGGCTTCCCCGATAGTATGCTGACTTTTGCACTCGGCGGCTTCGTCGTCGTTCTAGTCTCCATTTTTGCCAGTATAGTCCAAGGCTCCACGTTTGAGGTATTCAGTCAGCAATTTATGGTCTCTACTCCCGACCCTACTATAGTGGCTGCCTTACTCGGTTCGACCGTTTTAGCTTACGTGAATAGACGAAACACAAAAGATAAACTTGACCACGAAATAACTTTAAAAACTATGGACAAGCCTCCGACCCCGGCGGTTCAACCCAAGGCCAGCAAGAAACATTTGTTAGGGTAAAAATAAACTAGAGCGTTGATGTGTACTCTTGGTATTTATAATCAGGCGTATGACATTTGACACTCAAGACCTTTACAAGTACCTGACAACTTTTTTGGTCGCTATGGTTTTGGCGGGCCTGGCGTTTCATTTCTACCAACGCCACACCTGGCAGCAAAAAAGAAAAGGTCTAAACCAAGCCTTGTCTCAGTCTCAAAAGACTCAGCGAGAAACTCAATCCGCATATTCTCGTTTGGCCCTCGAAGCGTCTGACCTCAGCGCTGACAAGGAAGACCTTCAAGAGATCATTGAAGATAGAGACGAACGAATAGTAGCGATAACAAAGGCTCGATTAAAAATAAAGCCCAAGACGTTCCTTATCGAAAAGTCGACCCAAACTGAAGTGGTCTCGACTAACACAGACAATAAAAGAACCAAGGTTGAGTTTTCAAAAGAAAAAGAAGGTTTGAAGGTGAGAGGTTTCACACTCACGAACCCTCCCTTCGCCGAAGTTACCGTGGAGTGGGTAAAGGACCTCAACCTAGAAATAATCCTCGCCAAAGACGACTCAGGCCAGTTTAGGGCTTACTTAGACTCGGCAAGTAAAGACATTGTCCCTGCTGAAATAAGCTTGCAGGTCGACCCGAGCGTTTTAGATTTCAAATGGTACCAAAATATATCATTCGGCACCCAAGTTAACGTCGGCCCAACAGGAGGCATCCTTGGTTTGTCAGCGCACTACGACATCACCCCTCAGTGGGCCGTCGGTCCAACGTTTCAAATTTTAATAGGGGGAGTTATCCCTCAAACATTTTACGGTGCCGGCGTCGCCTGGCACCCCTGGAGATAGAATTGAAAGGATACAAAGTAACCGTAAAGGGAGTGACCCATCAGCACAGACTGCCTTTTTTTTGCCCGCACTGCAAAAAGATAAGTGGTACATTAGACGATAGGTTTTTTGAGAATTATGGTTTTTGTGCTGAATGCTTTGTGATGCACGTCGAAGACCGTTCAGTGCCTCAAATTGATTTCGAGAAGTACGTCCCAGACGGCAGCCCGTTAAAGGACATGCCTATGGAAGAAATTTTGGCCAAGAACTTAACAGACCCCGACTCTCCGGAGTTTCTGGAACCCAAAAAATAAAGAATATATATACTAATTATAGCTATATATATAGAGAAAGGGCTAATTACGAACTTAAGAGGAACCTTTAATTCATGCCGAAGACCGAACCGTACAAAGATAAAAATTACGAGCAGAAGAAAGAGCTGTTCGACACAGTCGCTCAAGCATTCCAAGACTATAAGGACGGACAGGTCTCCGCCCACCACACATGGAATATGCCGTCTGAACAACTCAAGGGTATGACCCTCCGATTTCACGGCGGAGATAAGCTCCAGTTAACGTATCATCGATATGAGGTTGGCACCATCGAGAGTATTCGTCGAACTGAAGCTGAAGGTCGAAAGTTCGTAGCTGAGGTCGCCAAAAAGCTCAAGAGTCATTTCAAAGCACTGACCGGCGAGACGCTGACGCTAACAAAGGTCGGTGAAGAATTGAATAATTTAGAGAAGACTTCGAGACTTAGTGCTGAAACGTCTAGCCAATATGGCTACGGTTACGGTCCACGACTTGTAGGGAAGTATCTAGCTAGAGATTCTTTTACTTACGAGTTTGATTCTAGTCTTTAAATCTCTTTATGACCGCTAAAAAAAATGGTAAAAAAGCAGTTATTAAGGAACTAATCCGTTGTGGTAAAGATCCGATATACTTTCTCAATAATTATGCTCGCATCCAACACCCCGTTAAAGGACTGGTCCCGTTTAAGACGTACCACTATCAGGATGATGTAGTCAGGGGCTACCTGACGAACAGGATGAACATCATCCTTAAAGCTCGTCAGCTAGGGATCACGACAATCACCGCCGGCTACATTGCCTGGCTCATTCTTTTTCATAAAGATAAGAATGTCCTTATTGTTGCCACGAAGCAAGAGACTGCGAAAAACATGATTCGCATGATCAAAAATATTTTTAAATATATGCCTCCTTGGATGAAGTCCGTCGCAAGCATTACGGTTGACAATCGCCACTCTGTAGAGCTTAAGAACGGCTCCCGAGTTAAAGCGCAAACAACTTCAACTGATGTCGGTCGTTCCGAAGCAGTTTCTTTCTTGGCTGTTGATGAAGTTGCACATATTAAATCGTTTGAAGATATTTGGACTGGTCTTGGGCCGACGATTAGTTGTCTAGCTGGTGACACAAAAGTTCTTACTGATAAAGGATTTTTTGATATTGAAGATTTTCATGAAGGACGTGAGGTCGGCGATTATTTTAAGTTGTCTGGAGTGAAAGTTTGGGGTAAGGACGGCATCGAGAAAGTGTCTCACGGCTACGTATCTCCTGAATCAGAAACTCTAATCGTAAAGACTAAGTCCGGCCGAAAAGTCGAAGTAACGAAAAAGCACCCCCTGTTTAAACTTTTTCCCGATAGTTGTGGGATGGAAAAAGCAAAAAATCTAAAAGTCGGTGATCATCTGCGAATTGATTTAGGGATGGATGTGTGGGGTTCTCGAGCTTTACTCAAAAATATAACTTACGAAGAACATAATGATTTGGCTTATATGCTTGGAGGTTTCATAGCAGAAGGTTGGATCGAAGACCCTTACAGGGTTACTGTTTCCAATACAGACGAAGAATTCAGAAAGGTATATCTTCAAAATACCGTTGTAAAGAAGTTTAAGCCTTTGAAGAACAGCAATCACAAACTAACATGCAATTCAGCTGAATTGGTTCGTGTGTTTAAATCTCTTGGAGTCGACCCTAAATGGAAGTGCGATACTAAGCGAGTGCCGAAGAGTATTTGGCAAGCTGACAAGAATACTGTAGCGGCATATTTGCGTGGGTATTTTGATGGCGACGGTTGCATAACTTCGGAGAATGTCTGTGCTGTGTCGACGAGTATTGAATTGCTGAGAGATACGCAACTTTTGCTGGCTAACTTTGGTATCGATTCAAGAATTCTTAAAACGCACAAACCTGAGAAAGGTATAGGCGTTAGAGTTATGCCATCCGGACAGGTCCTTTCTTCGCTTAAAGATTGTTACCGAATTGACGTTCCTCGCTCACAGAGTAAGAAGTTTTTGGATTTGATAAATTTCAGGATTAAACGAAAGTCTGCGAGATTGAGTGAAAACGTAGCGTCGTACAGTTCTGACGACAGAAAAGTATTTTCGATTCCTTTGGTTATGAGGGACTATATTCTAAAGAAAATTGGTGAGTCTGGTCGTTCTCATGCTTGGTTCCGAAAAAACGGGCTAAGGATCGATAGAGTTAAGGGAGGAAAAAAAATAAACGTTGAGTGGATTAAGAAGTTCGCAAAACTTACTGGCGACGACGATGATGAGTTTTTTCAAAATTTATCTCAAAATTGCTTCTGGGATGAGATTACGTCGATCACGCCTTCGACTAATAGGACTTATGATTTTACAGTTCCGAAGACGCACACTTTTTTACAGAACGGGATTTTAGGAAGTAATACCGGCGGCCAAGTCGCTTTGTTTAGTACCCCAAACGGCACTTCAAATTTCTTTCATGATTGCTGGCAAAAGGCGAAGAACAATGAGAATAACTTTAATTGTAACTTCGGCAATTATGTAAATCCGGAAAATCCCAACGAGGCTTACAGCGACCGACTGATGTGGTGGACGCATCCTGATCATGACAAAGCGTGGTTCGATCACGAGACTAGAGGTCGTAGTCCTAGAGATATCGCACAGGAATTTAATTGTAACTTTAACGCTTCGGGCGATACGTTTATTTGGCATGAAGATATCGGGAAAGTGGAGAAACGTGTTTCGGAACCGAAGGAGTTGTTGCACTTGAACAGAGATGTTTGGATATGGAAACGTCCAGACAAAATGGGCCAGTACCTGATGGCCTGTGACGTCTCCAGGGGCGATGCGGCCGATTACTCAGCTTTCCATGTTCTTCGTGTGGATACGTCCCCTGTAGAGCAGGTGGCTGAGTACAAAGGCAAGATAAGGCCTGACCAACTCGGATTATTACTCATGGCAGTTTCCCAGATCTACAATAACGCAGTAATCGCTCCAGAAAACAATTCTGGTTGGTCAGGCCAAACGATTCAAAAGATCGAAGAAGCGAAGTACCCTCACCTCTATTATTCTCGAAGAGCAACGCCAAAACTGAAGGGAGATCAAGCCGTCGATGCTTATTATGCGATGCAACGAAACGACTATCTAGCAGGGTACTCTATAACGTCCGCAAATAGATTGCCGATGCTGGCTAAGGTCGAGCAATACGTTCGTTCGGGAGATATAGAAATAAATTCTTCTCGCTTGGTAGCTGAGATGAAAACGTTCATAGTAAACCAGAACAATAAGCCGGAGGCTCAACGTGGGTATCACGATGATTTAATCATGGCCTTAGCTGGGGCGTTGTGGGTACGAGAAGAGAGCTACATGTTTATGTTTCGAAGCGACGATATGGCCCAGGCAATGCTTGATGGGATGTCGTCATCTAACACTAATACTTCAAACTTTAGGGACATGAACTATAATTCTAGTATTTATGATAGAAGCAAAATCGAACATTACGTTCAGAATCAAAATAAAATAGTGATGGCCAATGGCGAAGAAGTCGACCTGAATTGGCTCATTTCAAGCGGTTAAAACAAACGAGGTAAAGATGTCTGAGAAAGGAATTAAAGCTTATTACAATGACCTGAAGCGGGTTTTTGCTGGCGGCCCTGTGGTTCGTCGTCAAGTTACAAATAAATTTCGAGCACCCGGCCAGCAGGGCGAACCTGTAGGTACAGCGAAGGCTTTCCTGAAAAACGTAAACGCTTCTTATGCGTCTACTATGGCGTCATATGGGCAATATAATCGCCTAGCGAGATACAGCGACTTCAACGAGATGGAGTGTTTACACCCGTCAACTTTGGTATGCACTATTGAGCACGGATGGAAGAAAATACAAGAACTCCACGAAATGTACCCAAGTAAAGATTCAACTTTTCATGTGTATTCTTATGACCACAAAAACAAGAAAATCGTCATTGACGAAGCCTTTCATGTTCGACCGACAAAAAAAGACATGACTTACAAAGTAAGCTTTGACGACGGCGGCTTTGTCATTGCGAATTCTACTCACCCTTTCATGCTTAGAGACGGAACATATAGGCAAGTTAAAAATTTGGTCGAAGGCGACGCTTTGATGCCTTTGTATAAGGCAAAATTTGGTTCGGAATATGTCCACGTAAATACGCTCAATGGAAAGGGCGAATCTAATCGTCGTGCATGGCAAAGAGAGCATACTTATATTTCTGAGCATTTTGCGAAAAGAAAACTGGACGGCGGGAAAGAAGTTGTTCACCATAAAAATTTTACTCCGGGGGACAACCGTCTAGACAATTTGCAGATTATGACAGCTAAAGCGCACAAGTCTTACCATGCAAAATTGAATAACACGCACAAATGGTCAGTTTACGCTAAACATGTCCCGCCTAATTGGAAACATGCCGGCACGGATAACGCCGGCATCAAAAATTCACGGTACAGGTCAGACTTAACTTTTCAAAGTATCTGTAATGCATTTACCCCCGGAAAAAAACTCAATGAAGTTTGTCGAGAGCTTCAATGTGGAGAAGCGCCCGTAAGAGAAAGAATAAAAAAAGAAGGGTACAAAAGTTGGAAAGATTTCTCTTCTTCGTACGCTAATCATAAAGTAGCGACAATCACGGAGTATGAAGAAACCTGGGTTTACGACTTGTCGACCAAAATTCACCATAATTTTGCGGTTACAGGCGAAGAGTCGTGGAATGAAAAAGACAACGGAGTCAAGATGCTTTCCGGCGCTGTTTTTGTTCATAATAGCATGGCGGAACTCGGCAGTGCCTTAGATATTTATGCAGACGAAGTGACATCTCAAGGCGAAGACGGCAAAGTTGTCAAAATAGAATCTGGGAACAGATACATCCGAAAAGGCCTAGAAGAACTTTTCTACGATACGCTGAATATAGAATTCGAAGCATGGAACTGGGTTCGAAACATGCTCAAATACGGAGACCAGTTTCTTTTAGTTGATCACCACAGAGACTATGGCGTCCTGAACCTATTATCATTACCGGTGAACGAAATCGAAAGAGAGGAAGGTTACGACCCTGACAACCCATTGGATTATCGTTATCGTTGGATCACACAAGGAAACAAAATCCTAGAAAAATGGCAAGTTATCCACTTTAGAAATACAGGTAATGACAATTTCCTTCCGTACGGAGCTTCAATACTTGAAGTAGCACGCCGTGTGTGGCGCCAGCTCGTCCTCATGGAAGATGCTGTTATGGTTTATCGAATTGTCCGTTCGCCAGAACGACGAGTGTTCAAGATAGATGTAGGAAACATCGCCCCAAACGACGTCCCAGCCTTTATGGAAAAAGCTCGAACGCAACTCAAGCGTAATCAAATAGTTGATTCAAACTCAGGCCGGGTTGATTTACGATACAACCCTCTCAGCACGGATGAAGACTACTTCATTCCAACAAGAGGAGAACACTCGTCGACAATTGAATCTTTACCAGGCGGCCAGTACACCGGCGATATTGAAGACCTGAAATATATTCAGAATAAACTATTTGCAGCACTAAAGATCCCAAAATCTTACCTCGGCTACGAAGAAGACGTTGGTGCAAAAGCGACCCTGTCACAACAAGACGTTCGATTTTCCCGTACGATTCAAAGAATCCAACGAGTATTTATCACAGAACTAAATAAGATCGCAGTTATCCATCTTTGGTCCATGGGCTATCGAGCTGATGACTTGGTTAATTTTGAAATTACCATGGCAAATCCGTCTTCGATAGCTGAACTTCAGCGTTTGGAATTAGTCCGTACAAAACTTGAGGTCGCCTCCGTAGTCCCTCAGAACGGCATCGTCGACAAACAGTGGGTTTACGAGTCTATCCTCAAAATACCAGTTGAAGATATTGAATCAATTGAAGAAGGCCGCCGAAAAGATAGATTGCTAGATATGGAAATTGAAACAATGCAAGCACCAGTACAAATGCAGGCCGCCGCCGCTGGGGCAGGCACCGGTGTGGCTCCCGGAGTGGGAGCACCAACTGGAGCCGGCACAGGATTGCCACCGCCACCACAGCCTCTTGCTGCTGGCAGAGACCCCAACAAACAGGTTGCAGCGCCCAATGAGCTTATAAAGGTCAAGAAAGCCAAGAAAGATCCAATGCAACCTGACTTAAAAAACTACGCATTCAATACGAAAAAAACCGGCATGGATATGAAACGTAATAGAAGCGAGTTGAGCAGAACGGTTACAGCTCCCTTCGGCGAATCTAAGCTTACCGAAACGGTTGTTGAGTCAAAAGAAGAGGAAATTTTTCAAAGACGTCGATCTTCTGTATATAAAATAGCCGAAGAACTAAGCCGTATGAGCGAGCGTCAAGAAGAAGAAGAAGCGGAAAGCAAAAAAATCGAAAATGATTAAGTAAAAAAATGCTAAAATCAAGAAAGAGGCTATAATTTTACCTATTTACTTTAAGTAGAAAGGTTTTTGTTTTTAAATATTGGGAGTTTAATTTTTTATAATGGCGATTTCGCATAACAAGAAAAGAAACGTTGCGCTTTTGTATGAGTTTTTAGTTCGGTACATCTCAAAAGCATTAATCAACGAAGATAAATCTTCAGCCGACAAAGCGATACAAATTACGAAAAAGTACTTCTCAAAAAGTTCGATCCTGCACGGCGAACTTAATTTGTTCAAAGGCATTCTCGACAACCAGGTAAAAAATTCAGGCACCGCTTTGCGAATCGTCACTGCAACGTGCCACGAATCAAAGAAAGTAAACTCTAGAAATCTTGATGCGGAAAAAAGTAGGCTGATCAAAGAGATCAATTATACACTAAATGATCCTAAGTTCTATAGCTATAAGATCCCTAATTATACGGTATATGCGTCTATCCAGACATTATTGAACGAGTCGAGAGCGAAGAGAAAGAGCGTCTCAAGTGTCGAGCGAATCAAGATGGAAGAGACCATCAGCGAGTACTTGGTAGGCGAAAATAGGTCAGCTCCCAAAGAGATGCTGAAGGTTTCTCCTAACTACAATGCCGCCGTCTGTAAGTTCGTGACGAACCGATTTCATAAAAAGTACGAAGGAAAGCTCAATGAATCTCAAAAGAAGGTTCTGATTAAGTATGCAGCATACCTAATTTCTGAGAACTCTGCAGCACTTAACGAAGAAGTAGACCGCCAGTCAAAAGGCATCAAAGAGTCTTTGCGTTCGACCCGAGCTTTAGGTTTGGATTCTGACGAGTCGTTGAGCGAAAAACTCAAAGAATGCTACAAACGATTTTCCGCTATTGATTTCAGCCACCCGAGCGACTCCGGTATGTTGGAGCTGCTACGATATATGCAACTCAAAGAGGAGCTTGCTAGTTAAGTTATGAAAAAAAATAAAGAAGATATTGAAGAGAACGGCTCTGTAGTCGGAGGCATTAAAGGGTTTCAAGCACCGCTCGCACAGTCAGATCCAGGCAAGAACACCAAGGGGAAGAAAGGTAAAAGCGTTTACTCAGAATCGGAAAAGTTTACAAATATGGTAGCTAAAAAAGAATTACTCGAAACAATAAGAAAACAAGGCTCACGGTGGGTCATTATCGACCCTAAGACCGGAGCTGAGGTCGCAACGGCGACTTCCCGAGATCACGCACGAGAAGTGCAACGACAACTTGGCATCGGTACGCAGAGAAAAGAGAAGCAGAAGTCACCTGAGGAGCCGGAGAGTGTTCGTCAAAAAAGAGGTTTGACGCCACAGCTCGCCCACGAAAGTTTAAAGACGTACATGAAAAAGATTCTTGAACATTCAGGGATGAAGCTTGTCCCTATCAACGAGAGTGTGTTCTCGTACGCTTTTGAGCATAGTCCTATCGATGAAAATGAGATGGTCTGGGAAAACTTCCTCGGAAAACTTTCGGATGAAACAAAATGGTCGGACGAGAACCTCAAAACACTGGTCACGAAAATAAAACAAGTAGAGTCGAGAGTACTTGAACGAGCAGCCCACTCAGTTAGAGGCGTACTAGAGTCAACAGGCCAATTCAAAGTAGTTCCAGGTAAAACGAGAAAAAACTCAGAAGGGTTTTTAGTTAAGGACTTCGAAGTGTTCATGAAAGAGAATGATTCGAAGTTGGCCTTTGGATTAAAACTGGACAACAAACGTCCCTTGCTTATCTTTCCCGAAAGTTCACGTCATGCAATTAATAACATGGCAAATGATGAATCGAAGCTTCTTCGTGCTGAATTGATGCACATACAGGAAACTGTACTAGACTTGATGGATGACGTCCTTCGAGTGGGAAAGAAGCGTGACACGTACCTTGAGTCAGTTCAGAAGAAGTTGATGAAGGTCGTGGACAGCTGCAGCTTACTTGAGTTGGCGCTGTTAAAGAATTTAATGAGGCGTAAGTCTTAAGTATTTTATAGCTAATAGCTATAGGGAATTTTTATTATGAAAACTAAAAAGAAATCTAACTTTCGAACTATTGCCGAAAGCCTAGCGTTTGACGGACTCAAAGAGTTCAATGTCGCTACCCCCAACCTTGATCATCGTAAGCTTAGCGTTGACGAAATCAAGACTATGATTCGAGAAGAGTTTGAGAAAGCTAAGAAGTCATCAGATACGAAAAGTAAAGAGATCGAGCATGGCTGGGGCGCCGCCGATGTCGAAAATCAAGTTAAGTGGTCGAAGGTGCTTAAATTAAAAGAGTTTTTCAAAAAAGGTGGTGATGAATAAAGATGGCTACGCTGTTAAGAGAGTTCGTTGCCTTAGAATACGATAAAAAGTTAATTAAGGAAGCGATAGGAAAAAAAGCACCGATCGTGGTTCCTGCTCTCTTGCAGCGTGCCAACGCTGCTAATCAAAATAAAAGAATTTACCCTCGACATATTTTAGAGAGGGAGATGGGAAACTACCAAAAAGCGGTCGACGAAAGTCGAGCCACGGGTGAGCTTGATCATCCGGACTCTTCTGTAGTTTCACTTGAAAACGTTTCGCACATCATCCGCACGTTAAGGTGGGAAGGCGACGAAGTCTGGGGTGATGTTGAAATCCTCAATACGCCAAAAGGAAAGATAGCTCAAAGCCTGCTAGAGTCAGGTGTCAAATTAGGCATATCTTCAAGAGGCGTAGGTGAGACCATGCAAGATGAAAATGGTCACGACGTTGTTGATGAGTCCTTCATGTTGATCGCCTTTGACCTGGTTAGCGAACCTTCAACTCACGAAGCTTGGTTGATGAGCGAAGGTAAAGAAATTGATTTGGCGACTATAAAGAAGATGGTTCCAAAGGTTGATCGTATTAATAGAATTGCGAATGAAATTTTGAAAAGCTAATTTAAGGAGGTTTGTTTCTAATGACTTTATCGGCATCATATTATTACCCGACTATGAACAAGGCGGTTTTGCCTTTCCCTGGCGGAGTGACTCTTAAATCTGAAGCTGCTATAGTCACCAATACTGCAGGCCACCTCATACTGTCGTCGTCGGGAACCAGCTCCATCATTCGTTTGTCCGGAAACCTTCATACCGGCGGGAGTTCCGGTAACCAAGTAAATACAAACCGTCCAATTACGCTTGGCTCTAGTCAGCAAATTGGAGATGATCTTTATGGCGCATCTTACATATCCTTTGATGCCGGCGGCGCAGATACGACGTTGCATGCGCAATCGAATGTTCGATTTTATGCGGGTAGCGCACAACTATATATAGACGGCAATGCTAAACTTACGTCTCAAGGTAATCACCTTATTTTGTCGCCGACCCTCGGCGTGATTACGCTCTCTGCTTCTGTGTATATGCCAAACCTACCCACAGCAGACCCAGGTAATTCCGGGCAGTTATATGTGACAGCCGGCGCAATAATGATCTCAGCCTAAGGAGTAATGCTCGATGAGTCTTTCAGGCCTGCATTACCCAGGGTTGCATAAAAGCCCGATACCTTTTCCGGGTGACGGAGTCCTTCGTTCCGAAGGCATGGCGTTGTACAACTCTGCAGGCCACTTGGTATTATCGTCTTCTGTCGGTTCAATTGTTAGACTATCTGGAAACCTACATACACCCGGAAGCACCGGCATTCAACCTGTACTTTCACGAAGTCTAGTTTTAGGAAGCGGTGATCAAATCGGAGACGACCTCTTCACAGGGTCTTATATAGCATTTGGCAATTCGGGCGCCGACGCCGAGCTACACGGAGAATCGAACGTCAGCTTTCACGCCGGTACAGAGAACATTATACTGAGCAGTTCAGGTCGATTCTTCGCTTCGGGGAGCCATCTGATTTTGTCGTCTTCCGGTACAGGTTCAACTATAAGAATTTCCGGCACATTACACTCGCTAAACAGCACAGGTAACAACCCTGACCCAACCAATCGAAGAATTGTGATGGGAGGAACAGACAGTATAGGCGATGATTTATACGCCGCCACCTACATCAGGTTTGGCGACGCCGCCGGCTCTAGGGTCACGGTTAGTGGAAATACTACCGCTCGAATTCAAGGTGGCGGTAGGTCTATAGACGTAAACGCTAAAGCTTTAACTGCAACAGGCGGACATATGGTACTGACTTCGTCGCAAGGTATAATAACGATGTCGGCTTCTGTTTATATGGCCGCAATGCCAGCCAGCGACCCCGGCAACCCAGGCGAACTTTATTATGATACGATTGCCGGTTTCCCCGGGGTAGTTAGAGTGTCACTCTAAAATTAATAAGGAAAAATTCATGGCAGAGAATAAAATAGAACGGATAGTAAGGCATTATGTTAAAAAGTTTTTAACGGAAGCCTTTACCGATTTTGACAATATAGTTGAAAGGAAAGTTCAGGAATCTTTAGATCGCCTGTCAATCTTATCGGAAGCCTCACAACCTTCACTTAGGATGCTTCACGAACCGGGAACGCCCCCGCCAGAACCCCAAGTGACTAAAGCAGATCGGAAGGCGTTACAATCTAAACTGAGAGAGTCGCTAGGGGTAAATGAAGACACCTGGCGTATGATATATGAAGACACAGCTGCCTCATCCAACCCTATACTGAGTGGCGACGACGACGAGGGTCCAGGCTCTGAACTTGTTTCAGAAAATCAACTTAGAGAGGCCGGATTATTTATGGATTTCTCGAAACACATGGACGCTTTTGAAGAATCAGACAAAAAACGCCAACCAAGTCCAGCAGATGAGCAAGCGCACGCAGATTACATGGAAGCTTTGAGAAAAGTTAAAACAGCATAATATGAATAAAGCATCACTTGTTAAAGCAGATTTATTGCGAAGAAAAATATTTGAGTTTTTTGCAAAGAATCCTAGAAAGATCACCGCCGTATTTAAGATGGGCGAAGGCGCAAATAAGACTCATTGGAAAGTTCTCCGCAAGAACAGTTCGACATTCCAAGTTGTTGAGGTTGTTTCAAGAACTAATGAGTTTTTGATCGAAGGCCCAGTAATGCCGCCGATAACGACGGAACCTGCCCCTCCCAATGGCGTTGAACCTCCACCACCACCGCCAGTCGAACCTCCTATCGCACAACCACAGCCTGGTACCGAAGAGCCCCCGGCGGTTCAAACACAACAAACAGACATGCAAACACAAGACCCGTGGGATCCAGATAACCCCCAGGGCCAGTTCGCAACTTTGGTCAACCAGGTCGGCCTTCAAAAAGCTATGCTTGCTATGCCTGATGATATGATACAGCAGCACTTCGGCATTACTAAATCTGCCCTCAAAGCAGGCGGCACAGTGCCCGTTGCGCAGCCTCTGGCTAACCCTGCGGTCCCACCAGCCGACGTGCAACTATCACACAAAGAGAACATCACGGAAGCCACAGAAGACGACATGACAGGAATTAACGTCGAGCCTTCTGATTACCAACCGGCCACAGCATCGCCTAATGACACTCCGCCCCCGGAAGAAAAATACGTCCCTACGAATGCCGAAGAGCTAGCTATAGTGAAGACACTGCAAGGTCAGACGATTAGTGACGTAGAGATAGAGTCAAACGAACGAGAATTCAAGGTAAAATTTGGATTAGTAACTACCGACTTTCCAGCCACGTTGGAAGTTCGCCGTGGAGGTAAGGTAATCTACGTCTTTAAAGGCCGTCGCTATACCCTACAAAAACAATGGAGCTAAAAAGAATATTTAAAAACTTGTTATCGGAACAAGCAGGCCCAAATACGATGGAACTACCTGGGGATAACATGACAGTTTCGTTCTTCCCTTCGGAGAAAAAATTGTTGTTTTCGCCACAGGACCACACAGCCGTCACCTCAAAGCTTAGGACGTACGTACACATGATGAAACAAGAGTTCAAAGTGGACGACGTCCAGTTTATGCAGAACGGCACCTTTACGATAGAGTTTGATCCTCGTGAAGACTTTCAGAAGGTTATGAATTTCGTAGCCGAATTTGGAGCAATTTAAATTCTATGCACCCACTTGCCGAAAAGTTACTTCAGAACAGCGCTACTACAGACCTTGTAAAAAAGATGTCTCCGACATCATTAATGCGATCATTAGTTGCGATAGTTGACTTACTACCAGCAGAAGCAGCCGAAGTGGTGCGTGACCTAAGGGGAGAAGGTATCGGAGTTACAGGACCTACGAAAGAAGTAGGCTCGTATCCGGTACCAGCGCTATTAAAAAAGAACCCGCAACCAGGTGAGATATCAGAACTAGGGATTCCTGCAGGTCAGAATTCAGGAAATGCCAAACACGATTTTAAGCGACATCATTTCCCACCCGACCCCCGAGGCAAACCTGCTGAGTGGCCTTTTGACGCCGCCACCGTACAAGCGATCAACCCTCAAAATAAAGGTTCTCGTCGCCCACTGATGAACGGTGCAGAAGAAGAGTTTGAAACAAAACCGAGTATGAAAAAGCTTGTATTTAAAGGCCCTTTTGATACCGATCACCGTTTGCATCCTGATGGCAACGCTACAGGCGGCACAGGGTTGAACCAGAGAGCTTTCCACTCAAAAGACAACAACACGTCTTCATCAGGCAGGTCCTGGACCAAGCGTGGCTACCCTGGATGGTCAGCTGCGCCCAAAGATAAAACGTTTACTCCTCCACCTCCATCAATAAAGCGAAAGGTTAAAGCTGAGTTTCCGGAAGTGGAGCAAGAGTGCTCTGAAGAAGTAGAAGAACTTCCCGGAAATGAGATTCCTTGGGAGAAAGAAGCAGGAGTAGGTTCGTCAGTTCCTAGGTTTGTAGGCGGCACGAACCCTCCACCAATAAGCAAGGCTGGCCATCGAAGCCAGGGGAAAAGATAACGTGAAAATTCAAAAACAAAAAGAAGTCGTACCAAATACTCCCAGAGACAAAGAGATGGCAGCGTTACTGAAGTTGCATCAAGCCCGGGAAAAATTAGAGTTAATCCTTAAATCAGTAGAAAAAGAAAACAGTGAGCGGCAAGGTTAGTGAAGAAGTTTTAGTCCAAGTATTGAAAGCGACTAGAGCAACAGAAGAGATACTTCGCGAAATTTTAAAAGAAAGAGACGTTGAACAAGTAAAAGTCGCCAAGATAGAGGTCAAACTTCAGTCTGTGGAAGACGACCTTGTGGAGATGGTGCAAATCATTCGTGGCGACGGCCTTTCAGGGCTGCAAATGCAAGCGAATATACAGTGTACTCGTCTTGCATTAGTCGAGGAAAAGCTGAAGGAAGAAAAAGATAAAGGTTCAAAGTTAAGCGTAGAGAAAATAAAAGGCCGTTGGTCACTCTTTGCGATTGTTGCATCAGGGCTCGTCGCTTTGGCTACTGCTATGATCACCGCCGCCATCGCATTACTAGGTAAAGGTTAATCATGCAAATCAATTTTGACTTAAAGACTATAGCGACTGTATTTGGGTTGTTAGTTGCGGTAACAGGCGGTATCGGCAGCTACTTTGTTATGAAGTCCGAAGTCTCTCTATTGAGGATGCAAGTAAGCAGTCACGCAACAGAGATTCAAGAACTTAGAATGAAATCGGTAAGCGACGGCTCGACACTTGAAGGCGTAAAAGAAGACGTCCAAGAGATCAAAGGTGACGTAAAGGAACTACTAAGAAAATGAGAAATATATTTTTCATTTTGTGTTTTGCGGCCGCCGCTTTGTCAGGGTTCACGGATTTCAGCACTTCATCGCAGAGCTTACCTTTTTCAAGTTCACGCCCTTATTGGTATTGCAATCAACTCGGAAAAGTAAAGGGACGAACAACCCTAGCTCTTACATCGTCGTTTACCACCGAACGTGAATTTTCCGTGGATGATTTTGAATCGGCAGCCTCATCTCAGATTAAAAACTTTGACCCCGCTTTTTCTGGCGTGTGTTTAAATTTCGAATCAAACAACGATGCAGGGAAAGAAATAAGAAAACAAGTAGATATGAGCAAAAAGACTCTCGTGAGTGTAGTTTTTGTTAAGTTTCCTTAACACCCTGCACTATGTATTCATTGTAGTAGAAGCTTTTAAAAGCAAGGTTTTAAAATTAAGATATGAAAAGTGTTAAGTTAAGTTCGCTGCGAGGCTTCTTCAAAGAATCTTTCGCAACCAAATTCGAGTCAGTAAATACCGCCAACCGTGGTGAAGCTTCTTCGGAAGACTATCATGACGAAGACGACACTCCTGGGGTGACTTATGAAAAGTTTGATCCCGCCGAACTGGACAGCGACGAAGACGACAAGTCCCCCGGCGCAGACGCCGAGCTGTCAGAGACAAACCTATATTCGGACGCTTCTTCTCAGTCAGCACCGGAATGCGAGCCTGTTGACGGTGAAGACGCTGAGAAGAACGAGTCAAAGCGATATTCGTTAAAAAAAGTTTTCAATGCGAATTAAGTTATCAAGATTGAAGGAAATGCTTCGAGAAGGATTTAAAGGTCTTCCCGACGACTCGATGAATGTAGAGGAGGCTCCCGATTTTTCCTTCTCTAGGGATGAGCTAAATGCGATGTCTCCTGAAGACTTCGAGCGTCTCAAATCGAACCTTCCTCAAAACCCCTCCCACCCATCAACAGCTACAGTCCCGCCTATTACTCCGACCACTACTGGAACCCCAGACTGGTCTGTCGGAGTTTGGGATCCCAATGCAACCGATCAAGATCGTACTGATGCTGCTGCCTCGATGGCTCAAAATGCACAACAAGATCTCGATGCTCGTCCTCCTACGGATGACGTAACGGCAATCGGCAGAAAACACAGAATATAAACACAGGAGCTCCTTTTGTCAGGAATAGCAGTCAACCTTCGCCCCGGCGAATCGCAAGAGAAATTACTTAAACGTTTTGTTAAGAGATGCAAGAAAGAAGATATTATTAAAGAGTATCTTGAAAAGACAGCTTTTTATAAGTCCAAAAAACAGCGGAGAAGAGAGAAACGCCGCAAGAACTTTTGGATTAGTCAGAAAAGTTGGTTAAAAGTATGATTAAATTGCTTTTTAGTAATAACTCTACATATTTATCCTTGAAAACGCCCCTTTGGCGTCAATCTATTTTATCATAGGAGATAAAATTTTAATGAAAAAGACTATCCTTGAAGAAGCCCTTGACGATGTTAAGCTTCTAGAGGAGGCAGCAATCAAGAACGCACGTAATGTTCTTGTCGAAGCTATCTCACCACAAATCAAAGAATTTGTGAATTCTTATGTCTCCGGCGGTGGAAACCTCAGCGAGATGCCCGAAGGTCTGGAATCTATTTCCCCTGAAGATCTTCAAAAACTATTATCTTTCCTTAAGATGCACGTCGATGGTGCAGGCGAAGATATGGGTGACGGCGAGCACGACGACATGAACCATGAACCCTCGGACGGCGCTCCGATGGGTGACAGCAATTTTGGCAATTACGATAGCGAGGAAGAAGATATGACTGCAGAAGAAGGTATGTACGAAAACAAAGACGAAGACGAGAAAGACGACGAGCTGGACGAGACCGTAAACATCGAAGAGGCTGACCTCCGACGTGCTTGGGCCGAGATCGTTCAAGAATCGACCGTTAGCGAAGGTGAAGTCCCTCACACTGAAACAAGTGCTGAATTTGATGATGCCGAGAACCCAAACAAGAACGCCGTCGGCGGACTTGGTGAGCCCGGCGCACCTGGCGAACGAGGCCTAGAGGACAAAGAAAAGGAAGAGATGTGGAAAGACCACGAAGCTCCTGGAAGTTCTGACTGGACCGTGAAGGAAGCTGCTTATAAGAAGCACCTTAGTTTCCTTCAAAGCAAAGTTAACAAACTAAATAACGAAAATAAGGGGCTTAATGCAGGCGTTCAAAAGTTGAAACGTAGCCTGACCGAAGTTAACCTCTTTAATTCGAAACTACTTTTTACCAACAAACTGTTACAAAAGACTGGCTTGACCAACGAACAGCGTCTCAACGTAATTGAGACGTTTGACCAAGCGCAATCTATGCGTGAAGTTGAACTCGTTTACAAGTCTCTCAGCGAAAGTTTTAAAATCGCTGGAGTGTTAAGTGAGTCAAAGCATCGTACTAGCAAGAAAGCAAAGTCATCTAGATTTGCGACCTCGGCCACAGCGAATATGCTGCGAGAGCGATCTGAGCGGGAAGAGCCTGCTGATGCACAAACGGAGCTTGCAGAGCACATGCAGCGACTAGCAGGCTTGAACACCCTTGTTGATTAATTTTCTTTAGGAGAGATTTTAAAAATGAATAAAGCTAAGTTTGACCTCGGAGCACTACAGGAAGGGATTAAGTCTCGTCATGTTGGCAAAGAGTCACAGAAAATCACGGAAAAATGGGATAAGACAGGCCTCCTAAAAGGACTGAGAGATCGCCAAGGCAATTATGCCAAAAGTAATATGGCACGTTTGATGGAAAATCAGGCCGCAGAACTCCTTAAGGAGTCTTCGGAGACTGGCGACATTAAAGGTTTTCAGAATATCGCATTCCCAATCGTACGACGTGTCTTCGGAGGCTTGATCGCTAACGAGCTCGTCTCAGTTCAGCCGATGAGTCTTCCTGCGGGACTACTCTTCTACTTGGACTATACTTTTGGTAGCGCCAATAAGGGCGGTAATAGCTCTACAGATTGGACCGCCGGAGGTTCGCTCTTTGGTGATCAAACCTCACCTGGTTCGCAGAACCTAGGTACTGGTGGTCATTACTACCTCAACAGCTCTTACTCAAATCGTGAGTTGACTGGAACCCTTGAAGTGCAGGCCTCGGGCGCTGTTACTGATTGGGCTGACGTTAATTATGATTTCGAGCTTTCGGGCGCACTTGAATCTAGCACCTTGCGATTTGTTGATGTTGCATTTACTGCTTCGAGCATTGCGTTGTCTTCGCTTGACGAGACCAATTACACCAACTTCACCCTCTCCGGCTCCGACGCTGGTTGGGCTCAAGTAAAGGGTCACTATAAGCGACATAACACTTTCAATACGAGCACTGGCGTTGTACGTATGTACCTTTCGGCCACCGCCGATATGGATCATACCGTTGGCGTTACTGGTTCGTATGTAACAAAAGCCGGCCTTACTGTTGATGATTCAGGCACCGTTTTGAATCCTGCTTTCGAGTCGGACTTCACTAATGATGTGATCCCTGAGATTGACATTAAGGTGAGTTCGGTTTCGGTCACCGCCGGAACCCGCAAGCTGAAAGCAAAGTGGACTCCTGAGCTTGCTCAAGATCTTAATGCTTATCACAACCTTGATGCTGAAGTAGAGTTGACTCAGATCCTTTCAGAGCAAATTGCTCTTGATATCGATCGAGAGATTCTCAGCCAGCTTCTCACAGGTGCCACTGGTGCGACCATGTTCTGGTCACGTATCCCTGGTGACTTCGTGAATAAGCTAACTGGCGCTGCAGTTTCTGGTGCATCGTTCACCGGTACTGTTCGAGAGTGGTACGAGACTCTTGTTGAGACCTGCATTGACGTGGCGAATACCATTCACCGCAAGACGCTTCGAGGCGCAGCTAACTTCATGGTCGTAAGTCCTGACGTAGCTACCATTCTTGAAAGCACTGTGTTGTACAAGCCTCAGCTTTCACTTGACCCCAGCGAGACCCAGTTCTCTCTTGGTGTTGAAAAGATCGGTGCCTTGAATAACCGCTTTGTAGTTTACAAAGATCCTTACTTCCCACGCAATCAGATTCTGGTTGGGTATAAGGGCGGTAGTTTCTTGGAGACTGGATTTGTGTATGCCCCTTACGTTCCTTTGATCGTAACGCCTACCATCTTTGCTCCTGAAGATTTCACTCCTCGCAAGGGCGTGATGACTCGGTATGCTAAGAAAATGGTCCGTTCGGATTTCTACGGTAAGGTTGTCATCCAGCACATGGACGTTATCTAGGATAACATAAAGTAAGATAAAAACTTAGATTTTTAAAAGAGGGCCTTGTGCCCTCTTTTTTTTCGCCCTTCTTTCGAGAAATTATAAGTTATGATTCTTTTTTTTAACTATTTAGTATTATGACAACAGCACTCACACTAGACCTAACAGCTAGTTTCTCAGACTACGTCGACCCGACCCCCTTTGGGACGTACGACGCTGATGCGACATTCCAGTCTGACGCTAACAGTATGGTTAAACTTGTTAATGGTAAGCTCGGCGGTAATATACTCCAAGTAGAGCTTGACAATAAAGATGTTTATACCTGCATGGAAGAAGCCGCTTTTGAATACTCCTCTATGGTCAATAGCTTCCACGCAAAAAGCGTACTGGCTGACCTTATTGGCGCTCCTACTGGATCTTTAACCGGCGGCGAAAACAAAGTCCCTGAATCCACGCTTTCCCACGCCAAGCGAAGAGCTATGGCTTACAGCTCAGAAGCCCTTGTCGGCGGCACTCGCCCCTTACTGTCAGCGTCCATCCTGATGACCCCCGGACAGCAGCATTATGACCTAAAGACGCTACTCAGCGCCTCAGGCACGGTTGTAGCCGGCGAACGAGTAGAGATCAGGGAATTGTTCCACTTCTCCCCGTCAGCAGCCTACAGGTTCTTTGATACATCAAGTGCAGTGAATTACCTGCATAATGAATTCGGATTTGAATCTTTCACTCCAGAAACGATCTTCTATCTCCTCCCTATTTGGGAGGATGTACTTAGAGCCCAACAGCTTGAGATGAGCCATAGAATTCGTCGGTCAAACTACTCTTACAATATCGTTAATAACGTCATCAAGCTGTACCCTACTCCGACCCGGGCGACGAGGCTTCACTTTACCTACTATAAGATCAGTAATGCCGATGACCCTTTCGATGCAACGGAAGATCCGATAGTTGACGGCATTGCAAACTTGTCGAACCTCCCCTTTGACAACCTAGGGTACAGTTCCATCAACAGTATGGGCCGGCAATGGATTCGAAGGTTCTCCCTTGCGTTGTCGAAAGAGGTCCTTGGGCAAGTAAGAAATAAAACATCAAACGTTCCAATACCCAACGGCACGCTAACGCTCAACGGGCCACAACTGCTAGCCGATGGCCGACAAGAACAAACAGACCTAAAGGCAGAACTGAGAGAACTACTCGACTCAACGACGTATGATAAATTGTCGGAGCAAGAACGCAGTCAAGCAGAAGCCCTCCAAGACCAGTTAGCGAAAGTTCCATTAGGTATATTCATGGGACAATTTCTTTTACTGTTCGGAAACTACGAGATGTTTGTAAAGCTATTTGAAACAGGGTTATTCTAGGTAATATAGTGAACGAATTAACCTCAATATATAAAGTAATAGAGTGGAGCAAGAGAGACAACGACGACCACTCTGGAGGTGGGTTTTTTGTAGTCCTTCCTGAAAAATTAGGAAAGAAGTACCCAAAGAAAGACAACGACGACTCTCTACCACACATTACAGTACTTTACATTGATGATGTCGCAAAGAAGCAAAAGAAGAAAGGCAAGTACATTGAAGCTATCGAAAAGGTCTGTAAGGAAACAAAACCCTTCAAAGCAAGCTTGGGGAAGAGGAAGACGCTGATCAACCAAGACGGAGACACGGTTCATTACAGCTCCATTGTCTCTTCCTCGCTAAAGAAGCTTAACGAAAGCATCAAAAAAGAGCTAGACAAGGCTGGGCTTACGTATTCCAAGCGATTCAAAGAGTTTAAGCCGCACGTTACAATCGAGTACGTTAAAGAGGGTGACGCCCCGAAGTATAAAAATAAAGACTTTAAGGGTTCTTGGGACGTTAGTTATATATGGCTCTGGGGGTTTGGTGAACCTAGTATATTTTTCTTAGGTGGGTAAGTGAATGTCAAGACTGTTTGTCGGAGATAAAGAGGTAAATTTTTTTCATGGACTAGCGAAAGAGCTGATTCAGAAAACTATCTGCCAAAAAATCATTTACTACTCTGTTTCAGAGAAGCATACGAATGCACATCGTCTTTATGACGAAGCTATTAAGAAGACGGTTTATCACCCCGTAGAGGTTAACGCTCTAATTCTCTTTACCGAACCAACGCAGTCTGTTGGTCAATTTAGTCTGGACACCGTCTACAAGGTCGAAGTGTCTTTTCATATCGAAGAATTAGAAGAAAGAAATCTAATTCCTCGTGAGGGCGACTTTGTCAAATTCGGCAACGTTCTCTATGAGATTGAAAAGCTAACACGTCCGCAGATCATATATGGCCAAATAAATAATGAAATGACAGTTAAAGCATCTTGCCGAGTGGCGAGAGAGAGCCAGATAGATATCGACGACGGGTTATCTGGAGTATGACATGTCTAAAACATCGCTGCTATTGGCAGCTTTCCTTTTCAGTATCCTGGTTCCAAGTTGCCGTCCCGTCCCCTCTCCTGAAGTAACTCCCGCAAAGTACAGTAGCGAAGGGTTCCACCGGAGTACAGTTAAAATATACATAAAGACGACCACGGGTTATGGCACGGTCTCGGCTTCCGGCTTTGCAGTCGATGAATATCGATTTGTCACCGCTGGCCACTTTTGCGAAAACGTCGCACTCGGTATTGACTTGAATGACCTCGGCAACGCCGTGCGTATAGCTTTCGTTAATGAGCATAACAACATTGAAGAGATTGCAGGCGCCGAAGTTGTTTTCTCGGACGCAGCCATCGATTTGTGCCTGCTGGAGACGAGACGTCATAGAGTCCCGCCAGCTACAATTTCTATGGTCCCCTTAGGTATTCATGAAGAAGTTTCGGTCGTTGGTGCCCCTTTAGGACTATTTCCTGTAACGTCTCCTGGGCGTGTAGTTTATGCGTCTACTGTAGATTTCCCAATAACAGACTTGAACAGGAGACTTCTCCTGCACGTCTTAGGAACCCACGGTAATTCAGGAGGCCCGGTATTTAACGCTGCAGGGGAAGTAGTAGGGGTTGTGATGTCGAAGTTCCCCAGTTACGACCATGCACTTTTCTGCGTAACAGCAGGGAATCTCGTTTCGTTCTTAACGGCAGATCCAACCTACGATGGCAAATAACAAATATAACGACAAAGAAGGTCAGTATCCCATCAAGACGGTTACACTCGAAACCGTCGATGGCGCAGTCTATGATTATTTTGACAAGAAGTTAAAGATGAAGGTGGACTCAGCGGAAGGTCGACGGGATGTTAAGACGATGTTCGCCGTAGGTGAACGTTGGGCCCTGACTAAGAAGAACGGATTCCGTGATGACAACGGCACTTTGATACTTCCGATCATCTCGATAAAGCGTGGTGACATCGCCCGCAATACAAAGTTTGGAGGAATGACCTCAGCACAGAAAAGTATCACGGTATCAAAATTCGTTCATCAAAAATCGAGTATAGTCAAAGGACTCATGGACGAAAGAAGAAACAAGCAATTCTTCAGAAATCAAAAAGAGCCCCCACCGATTTACGAAACGTTGACGATCCCAACGCCCGACTTCTCAGAAATTCAGTACAAGATTACTATTTGGACGCAGTATTCAACGCAAATGAATGAGATACTAGAAAAAATGTTTTACAACTACGTGAATGCAGGACAGGTAGACAGCTTCGTAATGCCGGTTGAATATGATGAAGACATGTCTCCTACGGAAGGCTACTACTTTGTAGCGTTTCCTTACGGGATAGTGACTAAACAGTCAAACGATGATGATCTGACGGACTCAGAGCGAGCGATCAAGTACACTTTCGATATGAGAGTCCCAGCCTATCTAATGTTAGACCCAGATAGCGAAGCTCTTTCTTATGGCGAAGACGAAGAAGGAAAAAAGATATTATATAAGAAGCAGAGTTCAAACCAGCTAAAGCTAAAAGAATCGGTGATGTCCTTTGAGGAATTTGAGAAATTATTCGGTTAAAATTTCTTTTGGGTCTAATTAAAGCTATTTATTAGTAGCGTATTTAAGGCTGGTTGATTTATCAACTTCAGTAAGAATAAACAGGAGAAATAATGTACCATGGCTCGAAGTTTTGTATCCCCCGGCGTATTCACTAAAGAAACAGACGCATCTTTTTTAAGTTCTGGTGTGAGCGCAATCGGCGCAGCACTACTCGGAACTGCAACTAAGGGTCCTGCTTTTGTCCCTGTCACTGTTAGTTCTTACTCAGAGTACGTTGAAGTATTCGGAGATTTAGATACCGACCACATTATGGGCTACGCAGCCCGTGCGTACCTTAAGAATTCCGGCGTCGCAAACGTTGTTCGAGTTTTAGGTCCCGCAGGGCGAACTGTCAACGGCGCCGCTGTTACTCCTGGCTACTCTGCAGATAGAGTCCAAGCGATCACTGCGTTTACCGGCGTAACTGGTTCCATCCTGGCTATGCTTGAAGTTACCGGCAGCAGTGATATCATCGTTACTGATTTGGCAGGTGATGAATTTACCTTTCAACTATCAAGCTCAGCCGGGTTCGCCGTCGATACGACGGTTTCTTTCCAGACTAGTTCTGATTCTTACATTAAAAAGGTTCTGAACACTGACCCTACACAGTTTTCTGAACTTGGGTATTACGTTCGAGACGTTTATGATTACGCTTACAAGTTCCATCAAGCTGGCTCTGCGGGGTATAGTTCTGCATCCTTTGATGGAGTTTCAAATTTTCAATTCGGTTTCAATTCAGGCTCAACGCCCTGGATCCAGTCTCAGCTTTTTGGTGGAGCTACTGAATATGATTTGATAAAAATTCACACTTTAGGTCATGGAGATGTGGAAAATGGCCGATTTAAAATTTCGGTAGCAAACGTGAAACCCTCAGCCTCCCCCTCCGTTTCTGATTTTGGTCGTTTTGATCTTGAAATTCGTTCTTTTGGCGACACCGATAAAAGGAAAAGTGTCGTAGAGTCATTTACGAACCTCTCGTTTGACCCGGCTGATCCTGGTTACATTTGTCGAGCTGTTGGAGATCAATTCTTAACGTACGACACAGATCGAACAAAGATGGTACTCCACGGCGATTATTCAAATCGTTCAAAGCTTATTCGAGTTGAACTTGCAACAGGTTCTTTCCCTGGCGCTGCATTGCCGTGGGGTTTCAGAGGCCTTGCGAAACCTGTACTAAACATCACCGGCGGCCTTGGTGAAATAATGCCAAGTGGAGTTGCAGACCTTTCTTTGGTTGCTGACTTGCTAGATAAAGAAACTCAAGGCGAAGCAAAGGTCAACATCTATTGGGGAATGGAAACAGTCCTCTCTGGAAATGTGGCTGGAAGATTTTCAAAATATTCAACGATGACAGGCGCCGACGCAGATTTCTCACTGAAAAACGTTTCTGGCTCTGCATTAAGTAACTTACTTTATAGCGCAAGTAATCCTAGCGACAACTATAAATCGCCTGGCGAAACGACAACATCTACGACCCTTGACCCAACTCTGGCTAAATTTACGATCCCTATAGCTTTTGGTTTTGATGGTTTCGACCGTCGGATTGAAAAGCCATTAGAGAACGAAACACAGCTTGTAACTGTAAGCCAAATAGGCACACAGGCCCTCCGTCAAGCGGTAGAGATAATTTCAGATCCTGATTTTATCGATATCAACCTCTTGGCCGTCCCTGGTGTTTATGCAAGCAAGGTCGTCGACTTCACAATTGACAAGGTCGAAGGTCGAGCCGACGCATTTTATGTCGCCGACGTCACAGGTTCTACTGTTGCCGGAATCGTTCAAGAAGTTAAGGGTCGAGGTTTCGATTCTAACTACACCGGAGTTTACTACCCGCCAGTCAAAGTCTTTGATGACGTAAATAACGTAGCTATTCAATTGCCTGCTTCTGTTCCTGCAATCGGAACCATCGCATTCAATGATAGAGTTTCTCACCCTTGGTTCGCTCCTGCTGGATTGAATCGTGGAGGCCTAAATAGAGATAGTATCGGATTTGATGTCACCTCTATCGTAGATCAACTTAATCAGACTGAGCGTGACACGTTATACGAAAATCGTATCAACCCAATCGCTAGGTTCCCTGACGTTCCTCAGGGTGTTGTTTGGGGACAGAAGACGCTGCAGTTGAAGGCCTCGGCCCTTGACCGAATTAACGTTCGTCGTTTGATGATTCGAGCTAAGAAACTCGTAGCTTCAGCCGTTAAGTTCTTGGTCTTCGAAGCTAATGACAATACGACTCAAACACGATTCCGTCAATTAGTTAATCCTATATTGGCTGACATCCAGCAAAAGCAGGGCCTCACCAGGTTCTTTGTTCAGATGGATGAGTCAACTAATCCTCCGGAACTTGTTGACCGCAACATCATGGCAGGAAAGATCTTCTTGGTTCCTACACGAACTGCTGAATTCATTAATGTCGATTTCGTAATTAGCCCAACCGGAGCTACTTTTAATGAATAGATTTTTAGTGACTGGACTATTTAAAGAAACGCAGGAGACTTTACGATAAATGGCAGAAGTACTTTCCGTTCAGCAATTACTGGCTGACTCTTATGAACCAAAGAGAAAAAATAGGTGGGTAATTGCGATCAATGGTATTGACGCATTTACAGCTAAGACCGCTTCACGACCACAGGTAGTTTTTGACGAAACTGTGATTGATTATATCAACCAGAAGCGTTACATCTCCGGTAAGGGCGCATGGCAGCCGTTATCTCTGTCATTATATGATCCCATCGTACCTTCAGCATCACAGAAAGTGATGGAATGGATTCGACTGAACTGGGAAAATGTTACAGGTAGAATGGGTTATGCTCAATTCTACAAGAAGACGATCAACCTAAAAATGCTTGATCCGGTCGGTGCAGTTGTAGAAGACTGGGAACTTCAGGGCTGCTGGGTACAGGACGCCAACTTCGGTGATCTAGATTATTCGGTTTCTGATTTGGCTGACATATCTTTAGTTTTAAGGTACGACCAAGCCGTACTCCAGTATTAAAAGTCTTTGAACCGCTTGATAGTTCCTGTCAGGCTAAATATAATCAACAATACGCTCCACGCCTCTCTTGGAAGCGCACCTCGGAGGGTTACTTTTTTATGCCGTAGTAAGTAACGGATACCATCCTGCTCGCGAAGGAGATGAGAGGTTCAAGTCCTTTCCTACGGCACCAACATGTATCCCGCTCGTACTCGTTGGCAGTACAGCTTTTGCGACAGTGGACTTGGCCTCCCACATCGTTTAGCTCGCCTGGTTCGAATCCAGGGGGCGGGTCTTTCGTTAAACCAAAGTAAAAGATAACTTTATTCGTATATACGACTATTTATTGACATGAAGCTTACAGAGGTATTGTCGATCATAACAGAAGAGTCTGCTGACTTAAACGCACGTCGAAAAATCTTTCTTGATAGATATAAGAAGTTGATGAAACCGAAAAGTCGACAGACAAAGTTTGACTTTGCTGAAAAGCTGTTAGACGAAATGCTTACCAAGGATGAAATGAGATTTTTCATCATGCACCTCCAAAAGAAGAATAAACAATAAAAAGGATTTTTTATGAGTGACTCACGCCAAAGTGAAAACGATCAAACGTTTGGAGCCCCTCAGGCTCCCGTAGAAGCTGCGCCAGCTCCAAACCCTAACGTTGCCCCAGCCGAGTATCAAGTACCTGCAGAGGTGGTCCCCCTGCCTTCTCAGGGCCTTCTATACCCCCAGGGACACCCCCTATGTAACGAGAAGACGCTTGACATCAAGTGTATGACGGCGAAAGAAGAAGATATATTAATGTCTCATGCTTTGATCAAGAATGGTACAGCCATCACGAAGCTTCTAGAATCCTGCATCTTGAATAAGTCAGTAAGCGCTAAAGACCTTCTTACGGGAGACAGGGATGCACTGCTGGTGGCAATCAGGTTATCAGGATACGGCGCCAACTATAAAGCTAACATTACTTGTCCGGCCTGCGATGAATCGTTTGAAAACGAATTTGACCTCAATAGACTTCCGATCAAGCCTCTAGGAGCTGTTCCGGCCCAACCGAACACAAACCTCTTCACCTTCCAGCTACCTAAGACAGGGATGTCGGTCCATTTTCGATTGCTCACCGGCGCCATCGCCGATGAGATGGAGAAAGAAAAGAAAGCCAAGAAGAAAGCGAAGCTTCTCAACCGCACAGGGAGCGTCGTAACAACCCGGCTAACTTATGCTATTGTCGCTTTAGATGGAGACCGAGACGAAGGTAAGATTTCGAGGTTTGTCCGCCAAATGCCCGCCGCCGACTCACAAGCTTTACGTGCTTATATCGATAAAATCGATCCAGGCGTTGAAATGAAACAAGAAGTTACCTGTCCGCACTGCGACACTGAAAGTGAGGTAACTGTCCCTCTGGGACTTACGTTTTTTTGGCCTAACGGGGCAGTCTAGAGAGAACGTCTTTCTTGAGGAAATCTTTGCTTTAATGTATGCTTTCGGGGAAACCTGGGATTCAGCACATAAAATTGCAATACCTTATCGCAAATGGCTTATTATGCGATATAATAAACAAAAAGAAGCTGAAAATAAAGCTCAGAACGGTGAATCGCCTGGCTCAGACACTTCTAAGCCTATGAGTAAATCAGAGCGTATGAAGATGATCAGCCAGCATCAGCAAGCAGGAACTACAACAGTTAAAGATAGAGCTTCTCCTGGGGATTTTATGACGTCTCAAAGGAACAGTACTTGACAACTTTCTTTTATTTAGTTACTATTCATTAAAGGTAGTTCTAAATAAAAGAAAGTTCGAGGATATGTATTATGAAAGACTGTAGTTATCTAATAAAACGTCAACTGGAAAACGCAAAGAACTCGCAAAAGATTACAGAAGATACTATAAAGTTTACTAAGCGTCTCACTGAGGTAGTTGAGGCAAAGATACTTGAACCAGAGATGGAAGCTGAACTGTTTGAAGATGCTAAAGAGATGGTCCAAATGACTAAGGCTGCCCTCGACAAAGCTTTAGCGAACGAACGTGACGCAGAGGAAATAAACGCTAGAATAAAGAATACGAGAGAAGAATTTATAGAGACGGCAAAACAAATGCCCGGCGGATTAGAACTGTTTGCAGCAGATCCGTTCCTTAAGGCGATTTTAGGTATTTAATGGAGCCTAGTATGATCAGTGGCTGACAACATCAAACCAGAAGATCTCCAAGACCTCACGTCTTCACTGAGCGCAATGGCGCAAAAATTAGCCGAAGTGTCAGACAGGATAGGCGGCACTACCTCAGAGATGGGCGCCTGGAACGATATCCTTGAAGAAGCAGCACGCACAATAGACGACCTGCCCAAGGGCATATCAAACGCCAACGATCTTTGGGCGGCGATGACCAAGGAAGCGAAGGTACTCGAAAAAGTCGAAAGCCAAATAAGCGACATCGCAAAGAACAGGCTACAAAAGACCTTCCAGTCTCAGGTTGACTTGTTGGAGTCACGAAATTCTTCATCAGAGGATTTCAAGAAACTCTTAGAGCTTCAGAGTAAAGCCGAACAAGGCATCAACGCTACGATTTCCGACCGCCTAAAGCTAGCTAGGCAGTCTTTATCTTCTGAGAAAGAA